TGTTGGCCACCATCGTCAACACCGACCCCGCATGCTGGTGGCTGCCCAGCTACCTCGAGACAGCGCTGTTGCGTGCCATCTGGTACCCAACCACGGTAGCCACCAATAGCTGGCATTGCAAGCAGGCCATCAAGGCAGCGCTGATGAAGAGCAGCGACGATCAGTCCCAGATCGCGTTCAAGCTGCACGACTTCGGTGCTCGCGGTGTCTCAAGCATGGAATCAGCAGCCATCGGCGGTGCTGCACACTTGGTCAACTTCATGGGTTCAGACACCGTGTCAGGTGTGCTGGCCGTTCGCAGATACTACGGCGAACACATGGCTGGCTTCTCGATCCCTGCATCAGAGCACAGCACTATCACATCATGGGGCCGAGATCACGAGGTTGATGCATATCGCAACATGCTTCGGCAGTTCGCTAAACCGGGATCGTTGGTAGCAGTGGTCAGCGACAGCTACGACATCATGAACGCTGCTGCCAACATCTGGGGCGGCGTGCTCAAGGACGAGGTCATCGCGTCGGGTGCCACGGTCGTGGTCCGTCCTGACAGCGGCGATCCGCTCACGGTACCGGTAGAGGTCATCGCAGCCCTGGCCGAGAAGTTTGGCTACACGGTCAACAGCAAGGGCTACAAGGTGCTGCCCGCCTGCATGCGGGTGATACAGGGAGACGGCATCAACGTGCACACCCTGCCGCTGATCCTCGATAACCTGCTTGCAGCTGGCTTCGCTGCTGACAACATCGCGTTTGGCATGGGCGGCGGGCTGCTGCAGCAGGTCAACCGAGACACGCAGCGGTTCGCGATGAAGTGTTCGGCAGTCTGTGTCAACGGCGAATGGCGCGATGTCTACAAGGATCCCAAGAGCGATCCAAGCAAGGCCAGCAAGCGCGGGCAGCTGGCATTGATCAACGACGGCGAGGGTTGGCAGACAGTGCCGTTGGAGGGCAACGCATGGTCCGACCAGATGGTGCAGGTGTTCCGCAACGGCAATCTCCGCAGGGAGTGGACGTTTGCTGAGATCCGCGAGCGTGCCAACAAGGGCTGAGCCAGACTGAGAGATACTGCCCAATGGGCAGTATCCCTTTGACAAGCACACGGCATCACCTATAATGTGCAGACGGAGGAGAGATCATGATTGAGATACTGATTGGAGTGATCATAGGCGTTTATGTCGCTAGGAGATTCAAGTGACGCTGGCTGAGCTAGACCTATATGTTGGCAAGGTCTACAGCGTTGAAACAGATGCAGATGTGTTTGATTGGGCATCGAGGAACGGCTATTGCGTCAACCTGATGATCACAGGCATGACCAACCCTGATGACAACGACAAGAGGCTCAACGTGTGGGCAGATCCTACCAACAGCTTCGTGACTGGGTTCAGCATCGGATGATCTAATGTTGACATCGGTATGTTAGATGCTATTGTAGTGATTATGAACAACCATTGTTTATAATCACTGATTCACATAGAGGATATTGATAATGGCTGTAACGCTTGATAACATACATGAGGATATGCGGTTCTATGACGAGCTGAAACAGTACGTGTTCGAGAAAGAGCTTGATCCTGTAATCGAAGCCCACAACAGATGGATGGTCGATAACGGACTTCTACAGATCGAATCCCTGCTGGAGATCGCTATCAGCAACGTCAATGGCATCAAACGTGCAGCCGTGCACGGTATGGACTACATAGATGGCAGCGATGCCAAGAAAGTTACCAGCAGCTGGCGCAACAACAACAAGATCCGCGGAGAATGGACGAACAGCTTCAAAATCACAAACATCAATAACAAGCGAGGATTGCTGCGGGCTATGTGTTTCAACCGTGTTCTGTCACGTTTCCAATATTACGCCATACCTTACTCTGCTTATGCACATCTCACCGGAGACAGCTTGGATATCACCCTGGAGAGTTACCGTGGTTGTTTCAATGAACCGATGCCACGCGGAGAAGGGACTAAATCCAAGTGGGATAATTACAGGAAGTCTTCCTTCATAGAGATGGCAAACACGAAAGACTGAGGTCGGCGACGTTTGTTATCACGGTTTATTAGTGAGATCGATCTGTCGTATGCTAAAGGAGAAAGGCAAGTCTTGCCTTTCTCCACACATGAACGGTGATCAGCGGCGTGATAGAGACCTGTGTGGTCTACCAAGCTGTGCAGCAGGCAGAGCAGCATCGTCGTGCGCAGCACTGCTGATGCTGTCGGATTCCGGCCAAGCGTAGATGTAGTCTCCGAACTGATCGCGCACCAGCTTGAACCTCACACCTCCGACCACGTAATGCTTGACATCGGCGGTGTAGCCGGGTATGGATCGATTGAAATCAACCGTGGCGTCGTCCACCGGAACTCCGTGCTTCTCCACCCAGGCCGCGACCGAACGCACCTCGCGTGTGGTGTTGGGTCCCTGCCCGCCAACGTTGCCTATCATGACGATATCCTCGGTGGGAGTGCGTGTGAAGGCACGGAACAGCGACTTGCCAAGGGTCAGTATGGCCCTGCTCATGTTGCCTGGTAGGTTTGAGACGGCATGCCATGTGGGGTTGACCGCATGCGGGTCGCTCATGGCGATCTCCCTGCTGATGATGGCAGGCAGGTGATCGGGGGTTATCTCCGCCGGCACGGGTAGGTTATCCACCTCATCAGATCCATCATCGTCCATGTCATCGGCTGGCACGTTGATCCTGCTCATCACGTCGCGCATGGCATCCGTTGGGGTCATGCCAGCCGTCGCCCTCGCTGTGTCGGCGGCGCTGGTGGGTTCCATCCTCGGCACAGCCACGCCCGCGGCATCATCGGCCGCCGAAGCAGCATTGCTGATCTCGCCCTTGCTGGTGGGATCGTCGAATATGTCATCCCATTTGATCTCGGTCGGATCCTTGAAATCCGTTGGGTCGCTCGCCTCGCGTATGGTTCTCTTGGTCATGATGGTCTCCGTCGTTGGATTATTTATGTGCCAAACGGTTGATTGATCGGTCTATGACACCGCGGCTATAATACACGGCAGCCCATCATCAGGAGAGACAGCTCGCATGGACCATGGATACGTAAGGTTGGAGCATGCCAACCCAGAGAGCAAGCAGTGGTTCGTGGTCAATTGGTGCCTAGGCAACACCTGCAACTTCTCCTGCAGCTATTGCCCAAAGGCCCTGCATGATGGGTCCAACAGATGGCACGACAAGCACATGGTCAAGAACTTCATCACCAAGGTGCGCAACCATCACTGGGACAAGAACATATACTTCGAGTTCACCGGCGGCGAGGTCACGCTGTACAAGGATTTCACGGAGATATGCCAATACTGCACCGATCTCGGGATCAAGGTGGGCATGATCAGCAACGGATCGAGGACCATCCGCTGGTGGGAGCAGAACAAGGGATTCTTCGATCACGTGTGCCTCAGCTTCCATCCGGAGTTCACCAAGGAGGATCACTTCACCGAGGTGATCAGGCTGCTGCATGTGGACACCAGGGTGCACGTCAACATCATGATGAGCCCCGAGCGATTCGACCACTGCCTGGAGGTGGCGCATCGCATCAAGGACATCGGCAACATCAGCATGGCCCTGCAGCCCCTGATACAGGATTTCGGATCGGAGCTATATGATTACACCGAGCAGCAGAAGGATGTGTTGGCCCGGCAGTATGAGCTGCTGGTCAAGCACATACGCCACGACAGGGCGTTCCCCTACTACCGAGGCGCCATGCGCAAGGTGTTCCCCGATGGCAGAACGACGGTGCAGCCGGCGCACAGGTTCATATCGGACGGCAGCAATGATTGGTCAGGGTGGCGATGCTACGCCGGTGTTGAACAGCTGATAGTGGAGATGGACGGAACCATAAGACGCGGGTGGTGCAAGGTCGGCGGGCCGGTTGGTCACATAGAATCCCTGAGCCTGGATCTCCCCACGAGCCCTGTCATATGCGACAAGACCATGTGCCATTGCAACTATGACATCATGTCGACCAAGGAGAGGATAGATGGACGATAGCACGCCTGGGAAACCGCTGCGCGCCTACGACGGAGACGGCAACTGGCGAGATTTAAGCACCGACGAACTGGTCGGAGCCAGGCTCAACGGATATCGCGGGTGGACGTGTGCCATAGGTGTGGATAACCTGTTCATCAACCCAGACGGCAACGTCTACGGCGGTGCCTGCGAGGTCGGCGGCAAGCTGGGTAACATATATGGAGACTTTTCCATACCAGATGCATGGTCAACCTGCAGCAAATTGCTGTGCACCTGCGGCAGCGATCTTTTCATACCAAAGGCCAGGACCCCATACGAGACCAACCTCCTTCGCAAGTCCAAGAATCTGCCAACCCAGACCAACAGGCGTCGCAATAGGATATCGGAGATGGCGGCGCTTGAGAGAACCCACAGCGCAGGTGTCAAGCAGATATATTGGGAGATAGGCAGGCGTTGCAACTATGATTGCGGCTATTGCTGCCCGTCCATACACAACAACCACGAGAGGCACAAGACCCTGGATGAACTGCTGACCGCCACCAAGCTGTTACAGCAGAGGTTCATCGGCGTCGGCGGATGCAACTGGATCATAAGCGGTGGCGAGCCCACCGCCAACGGCGCGTTCCTCGATTGGTGCAGATACATAAGCTCGTGCGGATACCACCTCAGCATGCACAGCAATGGCAGCAGGAAGCCCGACTATTACCGAGAGCTGATAAGATATGGTAACCTAAACCTCAGCGCACATTACCAGTTCTGGAATCCAGACAAATTCATAGACGTGGTGGCCGCCGTGACCGAGGCCAAGGCGGCCGCCGACAACGCCGGCATGGGGCATCTGGAGGTAAAGCTGATGATGACCCCCGGATCGAGGCAGACGACCTTGGATTTCGAGGAGAGGTTGAAGGCCATACCACGTTTCACCGAATACTGCACATGGGCCATAGTGCCGGTCAGGGACGGCGACAGGGATGATGCCGTCCTGGACGGATACGATGAGGTTGATTTCGCTCTGTTCGGGGATCGCCTGGATGGCAGATGACGCGGCGGCAAACATACCTGTGGTTGGCGGATCGATCGCAAGGGGAGATATGATGGGCACCATATGCACCATACCGTGGCATCACATAGGAATACAGCAGAACGGAGACTATCGCATGTGTTGCCAGATGGTGCATCAGCCGTACGGCAAGTTGGCGGACGGTGAAGGCGGCCACATGAACGTGCTACGGCATACAATGGACGATGCCAGGAACCACGATACCATGCGAGAGGTCAGGCGCAGCATGATCCAAGGCAAGAGGCACACCCTGTGTAGGTTATGCTATGAGGAGGAGGATGCCGGATTGCCCAGCAGGAGGATCACCACCAACGACAGGGTTAGCCAACCCCACATGGAGAGGATGCTGACCGAGACCGCACCCGATGGTTCCATCGACACCGATGCCTTCCCATTGACGTACTATGACATCAGGTTTGGTAACCTATGCAACCTGAAGTGCAGGAGCTGCGGTCCGAGCGATAGCAGCATGTGGTATGAGGACTACTTCAGGATGGTCGATCCCAGCGACGGGGTGGCACCGTTCTGGCACTACAGCAGCAACAAGCTGACCAGATATTCCATAACCAAATCTGACAACATGTATGTCTTCAACCTCCCGGAGGAGTTTGAATGGTATGATCGTGAGGAGTTCTGGGATCAATTTAGGTCAAACATACGCAACGTGGAGACCATATACCTAACCGGAGGTGAACCAACCATCAACAAGGCACATTTCAGGCTGCTGAAGCTGTGCATAGATGAGGGCGTGGCCGGGAACATCAACCTTGAATACAACTCCAACATGTGGGCAATACCCGATCATCTGCATGATCTATGGAAGCCCTTTGGGCATGTCAACGTGGGATGCAGCGTGGATGGCAAGGATCACATGGCCAACTACCTAAGGCCGCCCAGCACGTGGGACAGGCTGGAGAGGAACCTGGACAGGTTGGGATATTCAGATGCGGCCAACATCAGCGCCAGCATCGCCACCACCATCAGCGTCTACAACGTGCTGCACTTCATCGACCTAACCAAGTGGTTGACAGGCAAGATGTATCCCAGGATGGATGATATACCATTGTTCCACATGCTACACAGCCCTGACTATCTCAACGTGCAGGTGCTGCCTCGCCACATCAAGGACATGATAACCATGAGGTACGAGGAGTTCTACGGCGAGATAGAATCAAGCAACGGCAGGGATTGGGCAGATCTCGTGCGTGGGAAGCTATCGGGGATAACCACCTTCATGAACGCCAATGACCTATCGGATCACCTAGGCGATCTCAAGCGCATCACAGACAGGCTGGACGGCATGCGAGGCCAACGCCTGTCTGATGCCGTGCCGTGGCTGCACGATGCGCTGAGATTCGTGAAATGATGTGGTCATGATAGGTTGACACGGGTGGCGCAGGCTGTATCATGCTGTGATTGACAGGGGGTGGTTCCATGGAAAGAAACAGCACGCACTTCGTGGGATTCAGGGGTGACGAGTTCAACCGGGCCGTGAGGATCTGGGGCCGCCCTGACTTCGTCCACCGCATCTGGGACGTGCGTGCGGCTAACGAAGCGTCACCTGAGGACACTGTGATCTTCGCCCGGGCCAAGGATTGGGACAATCTGGACGAGCCAAACCCCAGATCTTTCGACGATTCCGCCGTTATGTGAGGGCTAGAAACCCTCGGGAAAACTGGGCGGTCTCCGCTAAGTTATTGGAAATACACGGGAAAAAAATCTTGAAAAAGATGCATTTTTCTGGTTGACTGCATCGCTGTAGGTGCTATTGTGTCCGAGTTGAGCAAGACGCTCATTGACGTTTAACACACAGATACACACACAGGAGATACAACATGGATAAGCTTTTCTCAGTCGCTGGCGTTTCAACGCTTGATGGTGTCGTTAAGGCTCGCTTCGCGAAGGACATGTCCCGCGCCAAGGTCCTCGAGAAGAACGGCCACAAGGCGGTGCGCTTGATCGAGCTTCCCAAGGCGATGGCCAAGGATGAGGCGCTTGCGCATCTCCGCTCGCATGCTGCGTTCCAGGATGCTGCCGCGCAGTCAGCTTTCGCAGGCGAGGGCAAGGTTGAGGCCAAGCCCAACAAGATGGCGCAGGCCATGGCACACGCTGCGGTTAAGTCGGTGGCTGCCAAGGCTGCACCAGCCAGCAAGGCCGTTGATGTCAAGTCTAAGAACCTCGAGACCATGAAGAAGGTCTCCGCCAAGATGGCAGAGCGCGAGCAGGAGGAAAAGGAGGCCGAATACGAGCTCTCCAAGGAAGAGCTGGGCCTCGGTGTTGACACATACCTCAAGGCCCGTGCGTAACCCAGGCGCGTTTGACCCTTGAAGTTCAGGGAGGATGGAAACATCCTCCCTTCCCCACCTCGGCAACATGGTCGCAGCATTGTCCGACTTGACATCACTGCAGGTTAGGGCTAGGCTGAACCCATCGACCGCAGCGACCCTTGGCAGTTTAGGAACTTCAAGGTCAGCTAAAGATTTCGGTTGACACGAGCGCTATAGGTGCTATCGTGCCGCATATATGATGCGGAGATGGCACCATGCAGTTTTCAGTACCCCTGTTGATCTATGAGATGCCCGCGTTGGAGGATTACAAGGCGCTGTATCCCAAGCATTTCTATGCCAAGCTTGTGCACAAGATCGCGACCAAGGTGCACTGGCGCACGATGCTCAGCGAGGCGCAGAACCATCGCTGCTGCTGGTGCGGCATCAAGGTCACGGAGCTGCGCGATCGTCCGGATTCAGCCACCATCGAGCATGTGGTACCCAAGAGCCACGGCGGGGCGGATCATCCCGATAACTTCGCCATCGCTTGCCACTCCTGCAACGGGAACCGCGGCGTCAAGAGCGTGGAGGATTTCATGCTGCAGAAACGGTCAGCCAACGATAAAGCATCCCTCCGCAGGGAGCTCATGAACAAATTCGAGGTCAAGTCCAGTAACAATGCCGGCCGTGCACGCCTCAAACGCAAGTTGGATCTCAACCAAGCCAGGAACGCGGTGCTCACCGGCCTGCCCAACACATTCGAACCCGGCAGCAGGGCATATATAACGCATACCTGCGCTACAGCGCGTTGTCCAAGGAATCGCTGTGCCATGGGGATCCCCGCACGGTGACCGCCGGATCGATCGGTGAGGATTCCCAGATCGCAGCGTGATCTTCGGTTGACAAACCAGCTGATGATGCTATTGTAGCGCATAGGCAACGAGGAGCACACAGATGCAACACAACGTTGAAACCATACGAGAACTGCTCGCAACCAATGACCGCGCGGTGGGGCGTGCGCTGATCGTATTGCGCAACCGCCAGACCTCTGATGAGCAGGTCAGCGAGACCACCAAGCATCAGAACGGTCGCGGCTTCCGCCCTGCCCATGCACGCATGGGGACCAGCATGGCCAACTTCTTCGAGGCACGCGGCTACCTCACCTCCAAGCAGGCCAGCTACTGGCGCACCGCGATGGCGGACGGCAAGAGCCGCATCGGTATCTACGCACGCCAGCTGTTGGAGGAGGTCGAGGCCAAGCAACGGCCCAAGGCGGCGGTCGAGGATGTGGGTAACCACGAGGAGGCCATGATGGCCGAGCGCGAGATGCAGCAGATGGAGGCTGAACACGATCGCGAGCAGTCGCGCTTGGAGGAGATCCGCAAGCACCTCGCACGCGATGTCATGGAGATCGCGGCATGATAGAGATTTCAGGTTGACGGCTGATTCAGAGATGCTACTATGCATCATAGGCGATGAGAAACGGGAGGGTTACATGGACGATATGATCATGGACGGCGACGACGAGGGTCTCATCCTCGATGAATATTGAGGCGAAGATTTATTTTTAACCCGATATTGACAGCTTTATTAACAGGCTGTATAAATAGATCGAACTTGAAGTTAAAGGTTTAGAGGAACATATGCAACACCTGAACAAAGACATGTTTAATATGGGTTTGGAACACATCGTCTGGTCGTATCAAGCGGCCAAGCGAGGAGGGTTTGCATGATGCTGTGATCAAGTATCACATCATTGGTTTGCTAAACCCTCGAAGGTAACTTCGGGGGTTTTTCTTTGGGTTTACATGACAGGCCGCTGCTCCCTCGGCATAAGAGCAGCCCCCGACTAGTACGTGGTCCCGAACGGGACGTACAAGTGGTTTCAGCGGGGAGCATATGCGATGAGTATGTCTCATCACGGTCACATCGAGAGGTGTGCCTCTGATGACACGTATTGGGTCGTGCAATAAGGACAGGCTGGTGCCGTCGCCGCGCTGTAAACGCGGTCCCTTGAGGCAAGAGGTTCGATTCCGTCCACGACCCACCAATACAAGCAAGGGCAAGGTGATAAACCTGTAAGTCCCATGATATGACGGGGCCTTAGCTCAGCTGGAAGAGCGTCTGCCTTGCACGCAGAAGGTCATCGGTTCGATCCCGATAGGCTCCACCAAGACACGCGATGTTCGACTATCGGTAAGGTCGCTAGCCTTTCAAGCTGGAAAGACGGGTTCGATTCCCGTACATCGCACCAATGCATAGCGAGCAAGTCTAGTGATTGCGCCGGTCTGAAAAACCGGAGAACCAGGTGCGATCCCTGGGCTATGCACCATTCATATATGCGGATCATCCAGCCAGCGTATGATGGCGAACTGCAGGTACAGCTTGGCATCCTCGGGTGTCATGTTGAACCATTCGCCCTTGAGCCGCTTGTGGTTGAGCTCCGCATGCAGCTTGCGTTCGAGGAGCCGCACGCGACCCTCTGGAACGGGCTCTGCGTGATGTATCCTGAGCCTGTTGGGATTGCCTGTCTGGAGAGTCGCGAGGCGTTTGGCAACATCCTTGCTGAATCCGATCTTCTGATAGCTCTCATCGGTGCCGATCACATATAGGAACATGTGATACTTATGACCGGCATGCATGGTTGATCCGGTGATTTTCCAAGGTTATCCGATCCGACGGTGGCTTAAATAAAGCTAGACATTTCGGGAGAAATATGATGATCGACCTTGATGCGGAGAAGGCCGCGGTGGACACGGTGAGGCGCTGCCAGAGGAACTGGGACCTGACCAATGGCATACCGGAGGAGCACATACAGCACTGGATATACATGGCCACGCATTCCCCTTCCAAGCAGGATGAGGGATACTTCAACCTATACGTGCTGACCGACAGGGAGCTGATAGATCGCATGGTCAAGCACACCTGGGGGCACACCATACCCGTGATACCAAAGGTGGTCAGGGGATTGGCCAGGAATCCGCAGATGGGAGCCAGCGCCTACTTCCTGTTCGCCAGCAAGGATCCGTCAACCGTCAGAACCTGCAAGCCCAACGGCGAGTGGGGCGATCCAACATACTATGGCCGAACCGTGCAGAACAAGTACACATCCATCGGATTGGCCATGGGCATGATAGCGCTATCGGCCGCCAACATGGGATATTCCACCGGGTTCAACAAGTGCCACGGCCAGGACAACTCCCCCGATCACGGCATATGGCGCGAGACGCTGGGGTTGACCGAGGGAGAGAACATCGAGTTCGGGCTTGGCATAGGACACGGGCAGGAGGGTCGTGCCCACTACGAGACAGACGAGACCGAATTCCTTGTGGGTGTGCATCCCAGCCCAATGCATTCCGTGCACGATCAGAAGATACCATGGAATGGCGTCGAATACGATAACCCCGTGAAGGCCATAGGGTACACCAATTTCAGCGAGATGTACAGAGACACCAAGGACATAAAGGTGTTTAGGTTCTGATCACCGGTGCGGGTTGATTCATGGGATGCGTATGCCGTTGGCCACGCGGGCAGCCTCCAGCCTGTTCCCCAGATCCGCGATGGTGGGTTCAAGATCGGGAAGCATGCCGCGATCGACCAGCGGTAGCACAGATCCAAGCACGGCTAGGTTCCGGTATGAATATGAATGTATCTCAGCCTTGTCTATGCGCGACAGCACGTCTGATCCGCAGTGGTCTAGGTCGAAGAAGAACCTATCGTAGTCGACGGTGGTGATGCGCGATGCGCAGTTGATCAGAGGCTTGGCATACCTGTAGTATGCGTTCCAGTCTGACAGCCAGGCGAACGATTCCAAATCTAGGTAACCGTAGAACAACCTGCCTGTGGCATACCTCTTGAAATCATCGACGGAATGCATGTCTCCGCCATTGTTGATGCAATGCGTGTGCCACTCCCATGAGAGTGGGGTGAACCTGATGTCGATGCCACCTATATCGCTTTCAAGCTGCTTGACCATGGACGAATAATCCTTGAAGCTTATCTCGCGAACCGTGCAGCAGTTAGACAGCAACTTGGCTATCAGCACCGGCTTGCCGTTGTAATCCCTGTTCAAGGAATCCTTGATCTCCAGCAGGGAGCAGGTTAACCTGCTCTGGGCATCGTTGGTCTCTATGCAGATCAGCTCGTCGGTGTGGTACGAATACACCGATTGGGTTATCAGGGGCATCTGATGTCCCATGGACACCCTCAAACCGGTGGAGGTACCGCTGGTGAGCCTGCCGACGTCTCCCTCGTGCTTGGCGACCATGTAGCAGGCGTCTAGATCCAGGATTGATTCGCCGTCAGATCCCATGGTCACTATGTCCAATGACAGCTTGTGCCTGCGATCTACGATGTACTCATTGATCGAATCGTAGCGAACGCCATGGCCGGTGAGCTGGTATCCGATGAAATTACCCCCGGCTCCTGGTGGGAAGCATATGGTCGTGTCGAACTCATAGGCGCGATGTTTGAAATCCCTGAACAGGGGATGATCTTGCTTTAGGATGCCATCTATCATACAGTACTTATGCGAGTGTTTAATGCTCCCATCGTCTAGTGGCCTAGGACACCAGCCTCTCACGTTGGGTACACCGGTTCGAATCCGGTTGGGAGCGCCAACTCAGATCGAATCTATGCCATGTGATATCTTGGCATGGGCCAATCTATCCCTTATGCTTGATATCTCCGTCCGCAACCGCAGCGCAGCATCATCCTCCACCAACGGTAGCACAGATTCAAGCATGGCCATGTTACTAGCGGAGTAGGAGTGTATGTCTCTCCTATCTATGCGGGACAGAACGTTGGATCCGCAGTGGTCCAGATCAAAGAACAGGCTGTCATAGTCAACGGTGATCAACCTCGATGCGCAGGTGATGGATGCCTTGGACAGTTGGTAGGTTTCGCCGTCCCTGGAATGCTCGGCAGGCGGATCCTCGGCCATGTAATCTCCCAGCAGGTTGTTGGTCACGTATCTCCTGAGGCTGGGTATGGACATCCTGTCAACGCCGTGGTTGACGCAGTTGGTGTACCACATCCAGAACATCGGAGTGTGCCCTATCTCCCAGGTGCGAGGTATCCCATGCCCGTCCAGATGCGCGTTGATGTTGTCCACCACATCGTCATAATCCCGCATCGCCACATCAGGTGGCATCGGGCATCTGTAGAGCATGTCGCTTATGGTTATGGGCCTAGCCTCCCTGATATCGGTCATGAACATCTTGTAGCATAGCAACGCACCTATCAGCCTGCATCGTTCGGATGGCATCTCGATGGTGATCAGCTCTTCGGTGTGATAGCCGTATATGCGTTGAGTCAACACGGGCAACCTGTGTCCCATGGATAGGCGAATGCCTGTGTTTGCCGCGCCGGAACCGCCTAGGGGGTTGTATCCATTGGCCATTATGGCATGGCATGCATCAAGGTCTATCACCGGATCGAGGTCATGGTTTATCAATGTCTCCAGGCTTAGCCAATCTATGTTGGCTGCCTTGTATTCGTTTATACCCTCCCATACCGCCCCTCCACCGGTGAGGCGGTATCCGAGGAAGTTGCCGCCGGTCCCTGGTGGGAAGCATATGGTGGCATCAAAGCTGGCTGACATGCCTTTGAAATCCCTGAACAGGGGGTGATCTAGGCTTAGGATCTCATACATCGTGGGATCATCTCTGATATGGTTAAATTGGGCCGTTGGTTAAACGGGATAACTTCGCCTCGGCAGGGCGACATCGGGGGTTCGACTCCCCCACGGTCCACCAAATACATGGGTGCGTGGCTCAGTGGTAGAGCACCTGCTCGACACGCAGGAGGTTGATGGTTCGATCCCATCCGCACCCACCACGGCATCAGTTGAACAGGTTGCGAAGGGCCCTGCCCACCAGCAGCTTGACCCTGCTGGCGAAACCAGGCTTATCCCGATCGATGCGCTGCAGCTCCTGATAGAATGAATAGGCGCGGGTGAGCAGCCTGTTGTACTGCTTCTGTCCCTTGCGGGTATCCCACTTGAACATGCGTGGCGACAGCTGATGCTTGGAGAATATCTCCTTTATCTCATGCTCCAGGAACCTGGGATCGATCTTGGCCTTGGACATGTCCATCAATGCCTGGCTGAACCTGGCGTTGATCTCCTCGTGGTATCTGACGTACTCGTCGTACTGGTCGCCGGTGACATCATCGCCCATCTGAGGCCTGGGCGGCAACGCCTTGGTCCTGCTCTTGTAGTAGTCCAGGGCATGACGCAGCTCATGCACCAGCGTGCTCTCCATCTTGGAGCGCACGGTCCACTTGGCCTTGCCGATCAGCCCGGCCACGTTGAGACCAATGGCGCTGTTTGCGGTATCATATTCACCTCGATGCCGCGGATTGTCCCTGTCGTTGAACATGTAGAATGAGGTCCCGTCCAACATGGAATGCACCACCGGAGATATGACGCTGGGAGAACGTTTGCCTGATATGTCCTCTAGGTCCTCGAGTGTGAGCGGACCCCTCCTCGGTTTCTTGGAGAGGATGCCGGCCACGTAGGACGCTATGTCCTGCAGCTCTCGCTCCTCTTGCACGGTCTCGTTTAGGATGTGGTCTGTGATCTCTGATATGCGCATCAAATATTTACCCTGTCTAGTGTTAGTGGCAAAGCACGCGAGTTTGTGGCACTCGTAGGGCTGGTTCGAATCCAGCGGCAGGGACCAAAGATAACGGTTGACGCATCCCACAGAGATGCTATTGTAACCATGTAGACGCTGTTTGACATGGTTAATGACGACGATTGCTTCGGCAGGGCTGCATCGCAGCATACCCAAAAGGTAATAGCTGTAGGTTGGTCTTAACGGAAAAGGCGCCCGCTTTCCGGCGGGAGATGCGGGTTCGAATCCCAGCACCACGATGTGGCCCTGCCGAGGCATACGCTGTCGTTTCGCTTGCACAGGAGGCTGATGGTTGGGAGTAATTGACCCAAACCATGGATGGGTAGTCAGGTGAGAAGGTTCACCGAGAAGGTGTAACCGAGGTTGGGTTCGAGTCCCATGATCCATGCTTGCTGTGCAAGCGTGACGGCAACGACAGAGACGACGGACTGGTAGCTCAAAGGAGGAGCAGGCCCCTCATAAGGGCAAGGTTGAGATATCGTAATTCTCCCGGTCCACCATTCGCCGGATTGCTAATCAGCGGTTTCTAGATCTGCTGAGGTGTTTACCGGTAGAGGATCCCGACACCTCTATAAAAACGCGGAGGAATCATTCCCTGGTAGCTCAACTGGTAGAGCACCGCACTGTTAATGCGGGGGTTGCTGGATCGTACCCAGCCCTGGGAGCCAACATGCGCATTGCGACGGCATCACCGTCGCGTTAGCGGAGGGAACCACTCGGCTGTTGGACGCGAGTCCGGCAGGAGCCCTCCGCTGTTGACACAATGGACCCTTAGCTCAATTGGTTAGAGCAACCGCCTCTTAAGCGGTAGGTTCCCGGTTCGATCCCGGGAGGGTCTACCAACACATTGCCCGTTCGTCTAATCGGTAGGACACCTGACTCTGACTCAGGCAGTCGTGGTTCGAGTCCATGACGGGCAGCCAACAACGCCCCACTAGCCCAACAGGTAGAGGCGCCTGCTTCAGGTGCAGGAGGGTTCCCGTTCGAATCGGGAGTGGGGCACCAAATCTGACCAGTGCGGAGGTGATGTATGATAGAGAAGCTGACCGATAGGGCTGGCAGGGCGCTGTACCTCATGCATCTGCTGAATCTCAACCGCGAGGATCGCATGCTGCGGTTCGCCGGCAACATGGATGGCGATGTCATAGTGGGCTACGTCAACAACATACCCGACACCGATCACCTGCTGGGTTATAGGTACGATGGGGAGCTGGTGGGGTTCGCCCACATCGGCTACATGGGAGATGGCAAGGCCGAGATAGGCTTCAGCGTCGATTCGGAGGCCCGAGGCAAGGGCATAGGCGAGAGGCTGTTCAAGTACTGCGTGGACTTCTGCAAGCTCAAGGGGGTTGACACCATATACACCTTCTGCCTGCCAACCAACGTCGCGGTGACGAGGATAGTGTCAAAGTCAGGCCTGAGCATCAGCAAGGATGAGCCGGGCACGGCATTGGCCATAGATCAGCATCCAGACGTGTTGGCCTACTACACCGTCCTGGGGAACGAATACATGAGGAACATATACAACGTGAACCGCCACTTCATGCGGCCGTTGATGTTCGATCGATGAACCCATCCCTGGCCAAGCGCGACATCCTGGACACAGGCATGTCCATGCCAAGCTGGTGGCGTATGTGCTGCACCGGTATGTATATGGATCCCAGATGGGGGAACAGAGCACCAAGCTTTTTCTCCATCGGCTTCCGCCAATGGTTGATGTTCTCATACCCCTCGTACTTGGGGCGGACGACCATGTCGGGCCACAGGCTGTGCAGGACCAATATCTTCTCGGGGCTGGTTGCGGTTGGCATGGCGGTCATGAAGTAGTCGGGATTGCGCAGCATGCATGCTATGAGATCGATCTCTTGGTATGCCGCGAACAACTCAGGCGTGTCACTGAAGAAGTATGGGTAATGCACGGCGTGGTTGCGATGCAACCACTGCAATGGTGGTATGAGGTTGGTGTTCTTCTTCATGTGTATGCGGCGGTTGATGGTGGTGAATCCCTGCACTCCGCCACCGATGATGGCACAACCTCCGCTATCCTCGACGTGCTCCATCAGAGCCAAGACCAGATATCTGTAGACACCGTTTGATTCGTACCCGTCGGCGCAGAAGCGACGGATGGCATCCTCCAGATAGGGGATGGGATCCACCTCCAACAGCTCATGGGCTATGCCCCGCTCGGTGCAGAAACGCTTGGCGTATCCTATGTCATGCTCGTTCGTGCCATCGGAGAAGCTGATGCTGAGCGCGGAGAAAGGTATGCCTTGGTCGTGGAAGGCCCTGGCGACGACCTCGCTGTCTATGCCGCCGCTCATGCACACTACCATGGGGCGTTTGGTTGATTCGGCTATGCGCCGTGCCTCCAGATATATCTCCTCCTTCCATGGCAGCAAAGGTCGGGTGATGGATCTAAAGCTGATGCCAAACCTATCCGCTATCGCAGCGGGGTTCCTGCCATCGAATCTGTAATCAAAGCATATCATGACAGCAGTATGCCAGCATGGCATGCATCAGGTCAAATAGTCAAAGCCGCCGTGGCCCAACTGGCAGAGGCGCTAGGTCGAGAGCCTAGATGGTGTTGGTTCAAATCCAACCGGCGGCACCAATCATCGCCCTCATGGCCCAACTGGCAAGAGGCGCCGGGTTCAAACTCCGGATGTTGTAAGTTCGAATCTTACTGAGGGCACCAAGTTTACATAGGTCGTAAGTGTTATGGTAGCACGCTGAGCTCCAACCTCAGAAGCGCGGGTTCGACTCCTGCACGACCTGCCATAAATACCAGCATGAAGATATCAGAGATACTCAAGCCGATGACCATCATGGGGGCCACTGACAGCCACGGGCATGTCAACAGGGCCAAGGCTGAGCGCATCCCAGACCCTCGAGGTTGGTTCGCCAAGAACAAGCGAGCCTTGAGGAAGAATCGCAAACCAACCGGCTCCGTTAGGTAAGTGTTATACTAGCTGATTCGTAACCAGCACGTGAACGCTGGCGATCATCAATGTTGCCATTGGGCCAAATCAATGGTTGACACCGACAGCAGAGATGCTATCGTAGATGAGTTGAGAGACACAGTTGAAAGGTTTCTTTACCGGTTTCGGTCGTCCGGTCCACCGCCGGCAAGCATGGTAATGCCCGATTGAGTTGCGGACGCTGCCAAGCCCAAGGGTGAGCATGTGGATGAAACCGAGCAGTTTAGGGCCGTTGGTGATAACGGGAGCACGACGCGTTTGCACCGCGTAGGCCGGGGTTCGACTCCCCGACGGTCCACCAATTTGCGCATGTCGATCTCTGGTGAGATCACCTGTCTGTCTAACAGGTCTAGGCGAGTTCGATCCTCGTCATGCGCGCCAAATTTAACCAGAGAGGACTACGAGAATGTCTAGCGACGAAGATAACGAAGGCAAGATGAAGGTGGTGTTCGCACCCGGGTCCTTTGATGGGTTCGAGGGGACGCAAGAGGAGCTCGACGCGCTCGTGGCGGAGATCATGGGCATGTTGGAGAGCGGCGATCTGCTGGAGAAGGCTGTGGTCCTTGACGAGGCATCGTTCGATGAGCTGCCCGATGACGTCAAGGAGAGCATCATGCGAGATCTCGCCAACATCAACGAGGACGGCGACATCGACGTCAAACCTCGCCTGCTCAACTGACACAGATGGCGTGTAGCTCAATGGGAGAGCATTGGTCCGATAAACCAAAGACGAAGGTTCGATTCCTTCCTCGCCAACCAACATCATTCGGGGATAGTTCAACTGGAAGAACGCTGGCCTTTGAAGCCGGATGCTGGTGGTTCGAACCCATCTCCCCGAACCAAATGGACCAGTAGCGTAAAGGCAGGCAAGTGCCGCCACCGGATTTTTAACCCGGCCGCAGGGGGAGCGTTACCTCACTGGTCCTCCAATGCCCACGTAGGCCAACAGGTTAGAGTCACCGGACTTAAAATCCGGACAGTGTCGGGTTCGAATCCCACCGTGGGCACCAGTCAGATCGTGGAAAACACGTCAAATACCGGCATATGGTTGACATATGCTGGATCGCTGCTATATACTAATGACACGATGAGAATTTCGGTGTGGTGGCAGAGCATTTATGCGCCAGCCTGCAAAGCTGGATTAGGTAGGTGAGACTCCTACCCACACCTCCAACATTTGACCATCAAATGGTCCTTTCCTCGATGAAGCAGGTCAGATTGACACGGCGCCGAGGGTCGAGCATAATTGATTCAACCAGAATGTTATGCCAGTGGAAGCCGTCACCACTATAAACAATCGGTGCGAAATTTGGGAGTACGGGTGCATGGTAACATGTTGCTCCGTCCGGCTTAACCGTTCACACAGCGGGCCGGACACTCACCGGGTCGAGTGTGCGATGCCGGTGCTCCCATGCTAGTTTATTCCTGGGTGGCGGAATGGTAAACGCACCGCACTGTTAATGCGACGCCGAAAGGTTTGCAGGTTCGAGTCCTGCTCCAGGAGCCAACGATCAAAGTTGTGGGTGACATAGTTGTAACGGAACCCTCGCATATCAACCGGCTGGGAGGCATGGCATGAAACAGATGCTGATAATGCGCAAGGATCTAAACATGCGCAAGGGCAAGCTGATCGCACAGGGTGCGCATGCCAGCCTCAAGGCCACTTTGGAGAACCTGGATCATCCCAGCGTCAAGGAATGGCTGGCTGGCAGGTTCACCAAGATAGCGGTCAGCGTGGACAGCGAGGCCGAGATGTTTGACATCCTCGGCAAGGCACGCGCAGCCGGATTGATCACCGCGCAGATAACCGACGCAGGGCTCACGGAGTTCAACGGGGTGCCAACCAACACCTGCATCGCGGTGGGGCCGGCATCCGCTGAGGATCTGGCCCCCATCACCGGCCATCTCAAGCTTCTGTGACCTCAACCCAATCTATCGATCAGGGGCCTCATGGCCTCCTCGAATTCGTCGCAGTAGCGTAGCAGCTCCTCGCCATTGGTGAAATACCTCAGCGCACGCTCCCTGTGTGGCATGTGGTTCTTGGCGTAGTATGTCCTAGCCTCACCTGACATGCCTATGGCCTCTATGGTCGGGGTGGGCAGCTGATCAAACCAAACCAACTGGTCCAACAGATCTAGGTTGCTGTGCAACCAATCGTTGTGCCAAAGCACCTGCTCGGAATAGCTCCTCAACGATCCCAATCTGATCTCCTTGGGAGTGATGCTCTCGCCCAACCTCCTGTCGAGCTCGGATCTGTCGTAGCTCCAGATGTTGAAGTAGTCTCCCATGGCCAGGCTTATGAGGGCGGCACCAACGTCGCGGCGATTGAGCCCTATCTTTATCACGCTGCCATCGTTTATGAGATGATCGTATATGGGCACATCGTTGCCTTCCAGCAGATCCTCGGCGCCCATCTTGATTATGAAGAACCGACGCTCGTGTGCATCCAGATGGCGCAGCTTTGATCTGACCAGATATGTTGGGGTGGGTCGGCGTATGAGGCTGACGCTGCCGTCGGCGAATGGTATGCTCTCCCTGATGACGCTGTGAGTCGACACGCCGTTGACATCGCGCTGGTAGTGGTTGCAACCCAGATACTCTGACAGGTTGACGCTATCGATGCCTAGCCCTGTGACATGGTTATGTATCATGTCACACAGCGCTGATGTGCCGAATCGCCAGCTGCCGAAGACGACCAATCCCCTCTTGCCGGCCATTGAATCCGGTGGGTTGGTAGACATGTGGGATCCTCCATGCTATAATATGTGCATATTTATCCAGTGGTCAGGAAGGGTGGTAGAGCGGTCTATTACGTCGGTCTTGAAAGCCGAAGTACCGAAAGGTACCGTGGGTTCAAATCCCACCCCTTCCGCCAAATGATACGCATCGTTAAATAAAAATGGGCACGGTGCCCGGAGGAATGTACGATGGAACAGTTCGATCGATTCATAGGCAAGGTCTATGATGCGGCCACGGCCGATCAGATAGCCGACATGGCCAAGCAACATGGATGGAGGATCCTACCATGGCCAGAGGGCGTGTCGCAGGTCAGCTACGACGAGGGCTGCCTCACAATATACCTCAACAACGACATAGACGGCATCATCACACGCTTCCAGCTTGGAGCGGGTGAATCCCAGTCGGCCTAAGTGGCTGGCCAAGGATGGCACGGAATTCGAGGGGCAGAGTTGATTCACGGATGAGTTGTCACTGCTCACCCAAGCCAAGGCTTAGAGGTGATCACACAGCCACATCGAGGTCGGGAGATGGGATACGCCGTGCAATGACCCTCGGGTGCATTGCAGCCACTATCCAATCATAACCTTGTAAACCCGGACTCTGAAAAGGGGATGCATACCCGTTCCCCTCGGATGTTGATTGGAGCATGGTTGATGATCATGAAGATAGCGTTGATGGCATCATTGCTGGCGGCCGCGGCCGCCGTGATAACGGCCATGCTGACACACAGGGATTAGGAGCGTGTACCGAACGGGGTTCGGCACCGATTGGAAATCGGTTGATGCCATCTTGGCATGCGGATCGAGACCGCCGCGCTCCGCCACACACACGGAGGGGTAACCCAGGCGGCCCTGGGCACGGATTCGAAACCCGTTGGTGCCATTCGCTTGGCATGGAGATCGACACTGCCACCCCTCCGCCATCTATTGTTTGACCTAGAACTGCGCATGCGGCATAATACGCATGGGGATGATACCCCGGAAGCATGAGGAGACATGTAATGGCAGATCCTAGAAGCAAACCCAAAGCGGCCAAGACCAAGGACAGCAAGGCCCCGCACGTGATGCAGGAGCAGTCCAAGCTGACGGCCATGAAGGCCACGCAGGTGCAGGCCAAGCCTCAGATCCAGAAGAACGTGGGACGAGGTCGCTAACATGGCCATGCGTCGCCTCGCGGCGGACACACGGAGCGTCAGGCATGGATAGGTTTTTCATAGAATTCGGATCAGATGATGATAGGTTCACACTGTGCTTCGGGGTCCACGACACATCACTGGCAAGCAGATGGTTTGATTGCCTGAGAGCGTCCGTTGCCCACGACCAACATCCAAGGGAGGACGACAGGCTGTATGGTTTCCCAGCCAATGGTTGGTCGGAGGCAAGGATAGTGGACGGGATCAACGCATGCATAGATGCCGTCAATGACCACGGCGGCTATCGCATAGATGATAGGGCATCCGTGGATTGCGGCCAGGATGCGTTCAACCGCCTGCACACGCACTTCGAGGCCATGAGGGGTAGCGTGCTGAACCCCAGCGAACTCTTTAGGCAGGCCCCCGATCACCTTCGGCGAACGATAGAATCCTACAACGTGCTCATACACAGATGGGAGAATTGGCGCAACAACGGCGGCAGGGGATCAGCGATGATGGTCGTCACTTTCGACGACCAACCAAGGTATCCACTGTTGGAGGAGGACTACGATCTGTTCACCATCGACAACAGGTTCGGAGATGCCTATCTCAGCTATTGCGAGGTCGGCAAGACGCTTACAGACGTGTTCGAGGATGACGATCACGATGTAGGCGGAGAGGCTATCATACCACAGCGATATTACTCTTCCGCATTCTCCGTCAAGTTCTGGGACGGCCATTCAAAGGGATACATGGACAGGTTTAACGCCTGGTGGGATAGGAACGAGGATAGGTTGGCAGGGTTAGGGTTCAACCGAGGCGACAGGCATCTATCCATAGGTTACATACCAGTGGCGAGCATCATATCAGACCTGCCAAGGGCGGCCCTGCTGGAGGCGATAGGTAGGTTTGATAGGATCAGCAGGGTGTACGTGGCCTGATGTCAATACCAGATCACATCAGGCTGTTATCGCCATATGCGATCATGAGGATAATATCCACACGATGGCCTCTGACGTGATAAATACCAACATAAAGATTGCGGGCATGATGTAATGGTAGCCTGTCACCTTGCCATGGTGAAAGCCCGGGTTCGATTCCCGGTGCCCGCTCCAACCAATTCCGTCCCAGGCGGCGAGTCGCCGTACCACATTGGGTTGCATGAGATCCCCATGCCAGCAGGCATAGAGGGTCTTGCGATCAGGACCAACCTGATCCAAGCGTGTGCTGAAGCACGAAATCGTTCAGTAGGCCACATGATGTGAAGGTGGCAGCGGGCGGCGCCGCTAAAGGGAGATGGGTCCCCACGCCGATCATAAATATCCGACCATGGTTAAGATAGCAGAGATAGAACGCAACTACATCGAGAAGGACGAGCTGGGACTGCCTCGCGGCAGGGGCAGGTACAAGGGCAAGCTGCCCATCAATGTGTTTGGTTACGAGGCTCTGTATGGCAAGGGATCGAGGGGACACAGGGCGGTCACCCTATGGGATGGCAGGCGATGCGTGGCAGAGCTAACCATGGAACCGGTCACCTACCACGGCATCAAGGCATACAGCGTGGAGACCGCCATGGTCAATCCCAAGTACCAAGGCAGGGGCATAGGGGCGGAGCTGTACAAGACGTTGGTCTCCGATATGGGGATCGTGTTGGTCAGCAACCAGAGCCATAGCCCGGGGGCGAGGAAGACCTGGCTGAGATTGAGCACCGATCCCTCGGTCAACGTGTATGGTTTCAACCTATTCTACAACACAGTGTTCAAGGTCGGTCCCAATAGCACGCGAACGGAGCTGAAAGGCAAGGGCCACGATCTCTATGACGAGGATGGCACCGGTGTGGTCATGGTGCGCAAGGGCAGCCATGAGGACAAGATAATGGCGAGCCTGCTCAAGCTCAGCGCCAAGAAGCATGAGGCCGACCCGCTTGACACCAATTGGGGATTCGCAGACACCCTAGAGCCGAGCTGACAGTCATCATATAGATTGCGTTCAAACGTGACCCACGATATAATGATCAAGGGTTAGATTAACACAAGAGGGCGCGAGATGGCAGAACACAAGGATCACCTGGACGACAATAACATCTTCCTGTTCATGGAGGATTTCACCAACAAATCGGTGAAGCCGGTGATAGATTGGATACTGCAAAAGAATCTCATGTCCAACAAGAGCCGGCCAAAGCATCTAACCCTGATGATCAACAGCCCCGGCGGCGAGGTACACTCGGCGTTCGCCCTCATCGACATGATGAAGGGCAGCAAGATCCCCGTTCGCACGGTGGGTCTGGGCATGATAGCCAGCTGCGGGCTGTTGACATTCATGAGCGGAGAGAAGGGACATAGGATCCTCACACCCAACACCAGCATACTCAGCCATCAGTACAGCTGGGGCAGCTACGGCAAGGAGCACGAGCTGTTCGCCAGGGTGCGCGAGTTTGAGCTCAGCACCGAACGCATGCTGGAGCACTACAAGAAATGCACTGGCATGGACGAGGCCGGCATACGCAAGTATCTGCTGCCCGCCAAGGACGTGTGGCTGTCGGCCGAGGAGGCCGTCAGGTATGGCATAGCGGATGAGATCAGGGAGACCTACTGATGCGCATAGGGTTCACCTGCAGCGCGTTCGATTTGTGCCATTCTGGGCACGTGGCCATGCTGCGCGAGGCCAAGGATCAGTGCGATTACCTCATCTGCGGCCTCCAGGTTGATCCGACCATAGATCGAACCAGCAAGAACAAGCCGGTGCAGACCATAGTGGAGCGCTACACGCAGCTGTCTGCGGTTAGGTATGTGGATGAGATCGTGCCGTACGTGACCGAGGCTGATCTCGAGGACATATTGGCCATGTATCCCATCAACGTGCGGATACTGGGCGAGGAGTATCGAGACAAGGATTTCACCGGACGTGACATCTGCAAGAAGCGCGGCATCGATCTGCACTTCAACCGCAGGGATCACAGGTTCAGCACCACCGAGCTGCGCAACAGAATATCGTTGACAGGCAAGCCGTAAACGGTTATATTACATGCATAAAACGCGGGGTTGGCATATGGGTTGTGCTCCAGCCTTCCAAGCTGGCTAAACGAGTTCGAGTCTCGTACCCCGCTCCATAGTTCGATCTGTCACCGACCCTTTCGTGGTTGGTCGCCAAGTCACAGAGGACATTCGAGCCGACGGCGTGAGGTTCAGCGTTTATATTGCGGGTTAGAGAAGTGGTCCATCTCGCCAGCCTCATAAGCTGGAGATCCCTGGTTCGAATCCAGGACCCGCAACCAAGATTTGATAAGTATCGCAACCACTTAGACACGGGGAGGTGTGATATGAAACAGGGCAAGTTGGTCCGCAGGCTGTACGAGGCTTGCTTGGAGCACGATTTGGTGAAGCTGCAGGAGCTCCGCATGGAGGAGTTCGCCAAGATCATCAAGCGCAAATCCAAGGGCAAGGGTTTCGATGCCAAGTGGACGGTGGTTAGGTTCTAAGGGTTAGATGGGTGGTTAGCTCAGAGGCAGAGCATCGGTGTTACATACCGACGGTCGGGATTTCAAAATTCTCACCACCTACCAACGAATGCGCTTGTGGCGAAATTGGGTAGACGCATCAGATTTAGGTTCTGACGGGCAACCGTGGGGGTTCGAGCCCCTCCAAGCGCACCACAAACATAGGGGTTGAGCATGGCCACCTGCAAGGTGATATACCACAGAGAGTTCCCCCTGGATATCATAGAATACGTGAACACGCTGGCCGAGGGCCTCAGGCGCACCAACAGGGGCGACGCATACGTCGTGGATGTGATCCACGACAAGACGGGCGAACCTCTGATAAAGATCAGGAAGATAGGCAAGGGATAGAGCATGACCGATTTCGAGACCAAATACCGCACGTGGCACACTCGCCTCAGCTACATCAAGAGCGCGATGCGCATCGCTTCATGCGGTCTATGCTGTTTCTCCGTCTGCGTGATAGGCAGCGTCGAGACCAGCGTGTTGGCCCTGGCTGGTGGATTGTTCATGGCCGAGCTGATCGGCATCGCCGAGGAATTTGTGTGATTGATATTGCTAAGCGTTGGCGTCGTCAGTAAATATTGTCAGTGCACGATGAGTTCGTGCATGCAAACGGAGGACACTGACATGGCATGGAACACACCTTCCATCGTTGAGATCTGCGCGGGTATGGAAGTCACATCCTACTCCTCGGCGGAGATCTGAGAACAAGCTGACGTATTGATACGGATGGGAGAGATGATTCATCTCTCCCATTTCATTTGACGGCAGGCTAGACCATACCGGGTGCGTGCGCTATAATTCGACGATGGATAAGACCGAATTCTACGCTGAATGTGACAGGCTGCTAGGGCAGCATCACCCACCACCAAAGACATACGGATACAGGGGCCGTTGGGGCCCACGTGAACCTGGTTCAGGGAGGTTCGAGGGATACGGGCTCATACGTTGGATGAGCCAGCGGGTGGTGCACATAGCGCTGAGGCATCCCGTGCACCTGCAGACGCATGCAACCCCCGAGCGTGCGCTGGAGATCCTAGCTGAGATGATGGAGACGCGGTGATGCTGCGCAAGGCATGGCGGTATTGGGCTAAGGCCCTGGGGGAGAAGGCATCCGACGATTCAGCCGAGGCTGACAGGGTGGCGCTGATAAGGACGGCCATAGTGCTGTGCTACATCATCACCAACTGCTTCATCGTCGCCGGCGTCATCAAGCACTGGAACCAATAGACGCATCCGTAGCTCAGTGGAACAGAGCAGCAGACTTCGAATCTGCGGGTCGGGGGTTCGAACATAAATAGAGTATGAACTATAAGAAACTTTACGACAATATCATATCTAAGGCCAAAACAAGACCAATCTCAGGTTATACTGAAAGGCATCATATTGTACCCAAGTCGTTCGGAGGTACTGATAAGAAAGATAACATCGTTAGGTTAACTGCTAGGGAACACTTTATCTGCCATTATCTCCTATGTAAGATAACAGTTCCTAAATCTATCGAATGGTATTCGGCTATAAAGGCATTTAATATGATGTGTTCTAAATCTAACACACATCAAAGATACATTAACTCGCGACTATACCAGTCAATGCGACAGCATATGTCTATTACAATGAGTAATCTTCAGTCTGGTTCTAAGAACTCTCAATATGGAAGTTGTTGGATAAACAAGGAAGGTATCGTAAAGAAAATTCCTCAAGAATATCTCACAACATATGAGCAAGAAGGTTGGCAAAAAGGTCGAAAACCTCCAAAACCTCCAAAAGTAAGACCAGACAAACCTCTGAGAATTCTGAAGCGTCCTCAATCTTCGGGTGTTAAGAATAGCCAATTTGGCTCATACTGGATCAACAACGGTAAAGACAATAAGAAGATTCGATCATTAGATATTCCATCTGGATGGACCAAAGGTCGGTTAATGAAAATGATAAATTAGCACCCGTATGCCGCCTGGCTTCGAACCAGGAGAAAGCTAATGGAATCACGGGGGTTCGAATCCCTCCGGGTGCTCCAATTAAATGTTGACGCGTCATGCAACCGTCACACACCCGCGGTTAAATAACCGTGCGATGCAACGACAACACAGCAGGGGTGACACATGTCCAGGGTACTGTTCATACTGAAGCGCAGGGAAGATTTCAACAGTGCCGTGCACAACAAGATAGGGCTGACCACCGGCCTATACAACTCGGCCAAGTTCATGGATGACATGCTGGTCGACAATGGCGTCGACAGCCGGTTGGAGGTGGTCATAGACAACAACGACATAGATAGGGTGGTCACCGCGCACAGGCCCACGCATGCGATAATAGAGGCGCTATGGGTGGTGCCGACCAAGTTCGCGGAGCTGAGGAGATTGCATCCCAACGTGACATGGATCATACGCCTGCACAGCGAGATGCCATTCATGGCCGGCGAGGGCATGGCCATGGATTGGATAGGCGACTACAGCGGCATGGCCAACGTGATCATGGCCTGCAACGCGCCTAGGATGCTGAAGGAGATACGCAGCTACCTGGGGATCCGCAACGGATGGAGCGAGGAGATCGCGGCGCAGAGGGTCATATACCTTCCCAACTTCTATCCACAGGCATACACGAACAAGCAGCCGGATCGCGAAAAAAACGTCATTGATATCAGCTGCTTTGGGGCCATCAGGCCGCTTAAGAACCATCTGTTGCAAGCACATGCCGCGATACAATTCGCGGAGGTCCTAGGCAAGAGGCTTAGGTTCCACGTCAACGCCGGGCGCATCGAGATGAAGGGCGAACCCATGGTCCACAACCTCAGGGGGTTGTTCCAACAGCTGGCGGAACGGGGGCATGCCCTGATAAACCACGAGTGGGCCCCGCGTGAGGAGTTCCTGCGTCTGTGCGCCACCATGGACATGGGCATGCAGGTCAGCTTCTCGGAGACCTTCAACATAGTGGCGGCGGATCTCATCAGCCAGGGCGTCCCTGTGGTGGGCAGCATCGAGATACCATGGATGACCGCGGACTGCTGCGCCGATCCAACCAACAGCGAGGACATGGTGGCCAAGATGATCAAGGTGTGGGACGATCCCTCCGCCGTGGTTTCGGCCAACCAATCGGCTCTCACCGAATACACCAACCAGACCGTGGCCCAATGGCTGCGGCAGCTATCATGACAGGGAGACATAGCATGAGCAAGCATCACGGAAGACACAAGGTCAAGGCGCACAAGTGGAAGGACGGGATACTCAACGTCCAGGAATATCTGTTCGACACGTTCGAGAACGCGGTGTTATGGGCATCGGGAGCCGGCGCCGACAGCTACAAGATCTACGACGATGGAGAGCAGCTGGTGTACAGCGGCGATCTCACCGACATAGAGACCTACGCCTAGCAGCGGAGTGATAGGTTGGAGACCATCGGCAGTGTCGTTGAATTGACCTGGGATGATGTCTTGCCTATATGGCGAGACGTGTTATGGCCCGGACGGATATCCCCGATAAAGCAGCACAGCAGCATGAGATACCTCGGCGGATACGATATGTCTGTATACAGCAATCCCGTGCACTTCTGGGGATTGCGCAGCAGCGATGGATCTGTGACGGCATTGACCAGCGGATTCAAGACATCCGACCACTTGTATCGCAGCCGCAGCATATGGATACATCCCAGTCTGAGGAAGAGGAATATCACGAGAATCCTCTTCGATAAGACATTCGAGACGGCGAAATCTCAGGGATGCACAGCCGTCTGGAGCTTTCCTCGACCATCTGTGATATCAAGCTATGAGAGATACGGGTTCAGACAGGTCAGCGATTGGGTCATGGACGGGGAATTCGGTCCGAACTGCTATGCCATAAAACACTTCGCCGAGCGGCCTGCCGATGCCGAACATGCCACCAGATAAATATCACATGTCATCAGGTATCATGGTAAGATTGAAATCGGCGTACCAATGGGCGGTGGCCAGGGCCATGCGCGATTACACCATAGCGCGACGACTGGAGCTGGGCATAGAGCAGACCAAGCCCGTCGCCGACTTCAACGAGAGGTTCACCGAGGTGGAGGCCAGCATAATCCAGGCCTTGGGCGGGCCCGACGGCAGGGTGGCCGAAGCCCTCCTGCGGTATCGACGGTTCGCCACTGACCACGAGGTGGCGGAATGGCTGATAATAGATGCCCTGGAGTTTGGCTTGGCCCTCATGACCGGGATACTGGGTGCCATGGCCATATACGCCGTGATAACGGCGTTGGATGACATCATCAAAGGTGACACGCTGAGCGAGTCGCTGCTGAGGGCCGCGGGCAGCGCCAGCACAGAGCTGGTTCCCACGGGACAGATAGTGGACACCCTCATCAAGTAAAACACCAATTTAACCAACGGATAATTAAACCTCCACATAAATAAATCTGGCCAGGGGAGAAATCCCTGGCGTTAGATCCATTATGGTTCAGGGGATTCTCCCTGATAGGCAGGAGGTAAAAAATGGATAAGAACCTAAGGGCGGAGCTGTCTGCCCTGAAGAGCGAGGTCTTGGCCAATCTCAAGGGATTGGAGAAGGTCGTCGCCAACATAGACAGCAAGATGACACAGATAGACAGCGGGCAGGTTAGCCTCGAGGAGGAGTTGGTTGATCCCAAGGCCTTGGAGGAGGCGCGTGCCTGGGTCAAGGAGTGGGACGATGCATACGATAGCACCCAGAAGAGCATCCGGGAGAGGAGTGCAGATTTCCTCAACCCAACCCGAGAGCCATTCAAGGATCCGCTGGATGACAAGAGCCTCGTGGGCTTGATCAGCAAGGCCCGAGAATGGGATGAGTGGACATATGAGCTGTTCAACGCCCAGTGGGACAAGAAGAAGAAGCAGCGCGCGGAGGGTGCCATAAACACCATCAACATGTTCGTGGCTGACGTCAAGACCCGCAAGGGTTTGGCCACCGTGGTCAAGGATATCAACGATGCCAATCGTGCGTTGGAGGACATAAACCATCTGGAATCAGCCAAGGCCGAGATATTAAAGCAGTGCGACATGGCCATCATTGATCTAAACTATCTGTTGTCAAAGCGAGATGACCCAGATGGCTTTGCGTTCTATTACCAGGTGTTGAATGATCTGGTCGAGGCCGTCATAGCCGTGCAAGCTGGTGCAGGCGACAGGAATGCCGCCGCCATCAGCACGTTGGTATGGCTGTTGAAATCCATGCTGGAGACCAACGAGAAGGAGCAGTTCGATTATGTGGCCCTTGATCCCATCACCTTTGAACCGGTCAGGTTGGAGGGTGAGAAGCTGAGCAAGTACAGGGATGTCAGGCTGCGCGAATACAACCGCGATCTCATGAACGCATTCGAGTTCAAGTCCAAGCGCGACGGCAGTTGGCGCCGGTGGCCGGGCACGGACATGCCCAGCATGGATGAGGTACTAGACAAGGTGCAGGTGGCGGCCAAATCTGGAGATAAGCAGCTAGCAGAAGCTGCACAAGCATTTGAGATGGCCGTGATCAAGGCAAGGCAGGAGAGTGATGCTGCTACCGTCAATGCTATCGAGAAATCCAATGATCTCATCAGAGAAGTCAAGGAGGCGCTGAAAGAGGTCAGCGCGAGACCTGAGCCGGAGGTTGCGGTGAGCATACCATCCCATAGGTCAGAGGCTGACGCCAAGAGGTTGGAGATCGTTAAGGATGCTGTCCATGCTCAATATAAGACCGGCAATCTCGGCAGAGAGGCCAAAGGATCAATATCCGATATCAAGAAGGCACGTGACATCGTGCGCGAGCATGAGGCGGCCCGCAAGGCTGTCGATAATGTCCGAGGCACCTGTGAAGAACGTGTAATCTCAGCGTTTTCAAAAAGGCCCTACGGGGCCTTTTCTCGCGATCGTGTCATGATATCGTGACATACCGTTCGATAAATACCGGAGGATGGGATGGTCCCATCATGAGGAGGATGTGATGAGTTGGAATCCATTGACGTGGCCGATAGTGAAGACGCTATTGGATCTGGAGCATAAGGCCGCCACACAGGTCGGCAAGGTGGAATCGAGGTTGTCGCTCTCAACCTCCAGCGTGGTGCACGCCGCCGAAGGCAACGCCGTGCAGATAGCCAAGGATGCCGCCAACAAGGCCAAGGCCTTGGCGGATGATGCGGTGGCAAAGGCGCAGGCGGCGAGGACGCTGCTGCAGACGGCGCTGTCCGATGCGGCTGACAAGGCCGAGGCGGCCAGGGCGGCTTTCGAGTCGGCGGTCAAGACGGCAGCCGATGAGACTGCAAACCTGACGCAGAGCCTGGCGACCGCCACCGATGACGCCGCCAAGCACGCGGCAGCGGCGGCCAGCATAGCATCGGCGGTGGCCAACGCCAACGTGTCGGTGTCATCGTCTGGTGTGGCCGTGAGCATAACCGCGCCGTCTGGGAACGTCACAGCTAACGCTGATGTTCTTGTGTTTGATAATGGCACCACGGCATCGTAACCCACTGTGAAAGTTGGATGAAATATTGATAAAAGGCCCTTCGGGGCCTTTCTTCTTGATACAAGATATCGAATCGGTTGACATCATATAACCAATAATATACAGTCGACGACATGATCTTGCCAGGTAGACTACCTGTCAGGCAGTTACCTGCTAAACCATAATGGAGATAGTATATGACATATCCGCACGAGGATCCACGAGATATATTTGGACAGGATCTAATCAAGGTGTTTGGCCCAAAGGCTGAGCGCAAGCATGTGAAAGACCTCACCTACAGGGAGCGTGAGGAGATCATCAAAAATGTGCCGAAGTACATCGACACCTATGATATCGGTGCCCGTCCGAGCATCTTCCAGGTCACCAACAAGATCCTCACCGTCCTGCAGCAGTCCGGTGCGCTCATGGGCGTCGACCTAGATTGGTGTGATGACCTCCGCAAGGGTGCCCTAGTCAGGCACGACAGCGCATACGTTGACGTCAGCATCTGCTACAAGAACAACGACGTGCAACGCGGCATCTGGTTACAGCATCTGGTCCAGGACATCTTGTTCTCTTTCAACCCAACCAACGTGCTCAGCGGGTTGGCTCGCAAGCTCAGCGATGGCACGGTGAATCTCAACAACGGGCAGCATCGAACCATCGCCTGCGTGATCGTCGGAGTCAGACAGGTCCCGATCGAATACATCGCCAGCGATAGCATCAGCATCGACATCGACGAATATGCCACTGACAACCTCAACACTCTGTCCAGCAGCGAGTTCGATGAGATTCGCATCCGCGTTTGGCGCAACAAGGTACGCAAGGCAGAGGGTCGCACCGATCTCGATGATGAGGACATCAAGGTAGAGGAGCTTTGGGACATCCATGCCGCCAAGCAGAGCCGATTCGTAGAGGTGGGTACCGCCAATCCCAAACCGCTCGAGTGCACGAGTGCCGGTAACATGCGCAAATATTTCAAGCATTATGGGAATGATCTCTACACCCGTGCCTTGGACATCAACTGCACGGTTTGGAGCAAGACCGCCATCAGCAGCGCCAACTGCTGGGGGTTAATGGAATTCCTCGTGACGCAGCGCGACCTCCGGGGATTGACAGGCAGCACGGTGGATTTCGCCGTGCAACAGGCCATACAGCACAGATACAGCAACCCAGGCCGCGGCAAGAAGCAAAGCAGCAACCCAGGCCGCGGCAAGAAGCAAAGCAGCAACCCAGGCCGCGGCAAGAAGCAAAGCAGCAACCCAGGCCGCGGCAAGAAGAAACACAGCGTCGGCATGCATAGCGAATTCAAATCCATCATCAAAGAGAATCCTGTGGCCCTTGAGCTCAGGATCCCGGAGGAGAAGATCGTCGCCGCTGGAATTTACAAGATCTGCAAGGTCGTGCGGCCAGACGTCAATTGGGCACCGATCATGTTCAACGGCATGAACATCGCTGACGATTTCATGGGAGAGTATCGAATCATGCCTTGCGCTACAAACACAAGGGTGTCGCACGATCTGGTTCAGTTGACCTCGGCGATGGAGGCTTAACATGGATATCCACGGTGAGATCAACGAGAGCATCCGTAACAGGGCTTTGCACACAGGGTTTGACGACGGTACCTACTTCACGCAGGAGCTCTACAATTTCGCCGTCGATCACTATGATGATCCATTGGTGCTGTTCAAGATAAAGATCTATGGCTACTACGTCCCTAAGTACAAGTGGACGCGGCAGCAGGCGGATTGGTTCATCGAGAACAACGCCAAGGATGCCATTGGGCACTCGGACGGCGAGCATGAATACCTATATGATTGGGGACGCGGCCACAACAAGGTTACCGAGCATATGATGCACGAGCCTAACCTGGATCACATCAATCCCCGCAGCCTAAGCAAGGACAACCGTCCCGAGAACTTCCGCATCCGATGTGCCCGACTCAACGAGAACAAAGGCAACATGGTCAGCGATCGCGAGCGACGCGCTACCATCATCGACATGTTCATGGACATGGGAGATGCCGAGCGCATGTCTTTGCTAGAGCACCTCGGTAGAGTTACCCGTATATCGGAGACAATGGATGCGTGATAACGAGCAGATGGCAAGGTCAGTCGATGATGGCAGCCATATGATTGAACCCAAGAATGCCAAAGAAGCGAGCGCATCATATCACGACAGGATGTACTGCTACCTATGGTACGAGAAGACCAACCCAGACGAATGCAAGTTTGGAGAGAGATATGTTCCGGCTGGGAAGGATCCCAGCCGTGAGGTTTGGAAACGCATCAAGGACAGCGTGGGGGTACGCAAGGATCTCATCAAGGACGGCACCATCGTGCTGGAGCGCACCTGGGATGTCAGCGAGTATGCGAGGAAGGTCGATCGCTTCTACAGGCACGGCAAGGTTGACGATCACATACGACCACACATAGGGTTCAGGAAGAACACGACCGGCGAGATCCACGGGCTGCCAGCCGGAGAGGTGGCCGTCAAGGTCGACCGTTTCCTGGCTGCCATGGGGCAGCCACTGCCGGTGGCAGGTTTGGCGGCTTGGCAGGCACGCAGCACCGAGGACATCCTCGAGGCCATCGGCGATGGCAAGAGGACCATCGTGGCCGAGCTATGCCCGCGATTCGGCAAGACCATATGGACTGGGGCGCTGGCCAGGGAATCTGGTCGACGGCTGACCATAGTGGCCAGCTACGTGCTGACATCGTTCTCCAGCTTCGAGAACGATCTGTCGCGCTTCGACCAATTCAAGGACATGGTCCTGGTTGACATGTCAAACGGCGAGCATGCGAAGATAATAGATTCAGCGTTGGCCTCCGGCAAGCAGGTGGTGGCCTTCCTCAGCATGTGTGCGGGTGGCAAGCGCCAGCGCAAGATAGACTACCTGTTTGGGTTGGATGCCAAGAGGTTGCTGGTGATAGATGAGGCCGACTTTGGGGCGCACAAGGCCGCACAGTCCAAGCCACTTATCTCCGCACGCGACCCAGACGACGTCGTGGTTCTCATGACCGGTACCAACGCGGACAAGGCGATCGGAACCTGGCACGTGGATCACATGCTAAGCGTGGTGTATCCAGAGCTGCTGATGGAGAAGCGCAACAGGAGACCCGGCCATCCAACATCGCTGAGGTTCTTCAAGATTGACCCCAGCCGGCACGATCTCGTGGTGGACGTGGAGTTCTACCAGATGGATCTCCGCAGCGCCGTTGAGCTGGCCAGGGACTCCGATCCCGACATGTTCGTGAAGGACGGCATCTTCCTACCCAGCTGGAGCAAGTTCGCCGCGCATCCGGTCAAGGCCAAGGGATTCTGGACCCGCATGCTGCAGGCGGTGTTCATGGGACAGCATGGGCTTGACGAGCTCAACGTGGACTACCAGACCAATCGCAGGGCCAAGGAAGGCCAGAGGGTGGCCATGATGTTCCTCAGCGGCAGCATGACCAACGATAACCTAACGGAGGCGGCCGCCTTGGCCCAGCAGGCCCTACCGGGTTACCACGTGGTGCCGGTGTACGGCGAGGCCATGACCAACCGCACCGCCGAGCAGAAGGTCAGGGAGGAGATAGCGCGAGCCAAGCAGCGAGGGCAGAGCGTTCTGCTGCTCAGCGCAGGCATGGCATCACGCAGCTTCAGCAGGGGTGAGATCACCGAGCTGTACCTCGCCTATGACAACGGCGACAACGGCGCCACCATGCAGAAGATAGCGCGGACCCTGACCCCGGATATGCTGGGCAAGGTCGGCCGCGTGATCAGCCTCAGCTTCGATCCCAACAGGGATGACAAGTTTGATTCCATGCTGATCGAGACCGTCATCAACTACAAGAACAGCCGGGAGATGCGCAGCGCCAAGGACGCGCTCAGGGATGTGCTGCGCACCGTCGATATCTTCAGATGCACCAGCGATGGTTCGGTTAAGATAGAGGCGGACACCTACCTGGAGGAGGCGCTGGCACGCAACAGCATCAGTAGGGTCATCGGAAAGGTGGCTGACATCACCAAGCTCACGCCGGCGGAGCTGCTGGCGCTCAGCGAGGGCAACATAGACAAGTTCAAGGCGGCACTGCGAGAGACCGCTGACAAGGGCAAGACCAGGGATGGATCCGCGGTGGCCGGGGACGGCGGTACAGGTGGCGATATGCCCGACATCACCGAGGACATCATCGCTGACGTCAAGAGGATCATCGCCACCATAGTGGAGAACCTAGACATCATCGTTCTAGGCACCAACACCACCGAGATAAACGATGCCTTCGATGTGCTTGAATCCAATCATGAGATGAGGCGTGCGGTGATCGAGGAGTTTGGTGTTGACTTCTCCATAATAAGGGATCTGTTTGACAGGGGTGTCATCAACCAGGATCTGCTGGAGCTGCAGCTGGATGTCTCCAACAAGGGAGCGGCATGATGGCCAAGAAGATCAAGGCCAAGGACAAGGCCACGCTCGCGAGGTTAAAGTTCAGGCTGGACAGATTGGTGGGAGAGATATTGGATTTGATCCCACAGGACGCCATAATACACGGCATCGTTCTGGATCCGGCCGTCGCCGGTGGCCAGTTCGTGAAGGAGATAGAGCGCAGGAAGCGTGCGGCTGGGAAATCCGATGAGGAGATACGGCAGACCGTGTTTGGCATAGAGGACAACGTGCTGCGTCGCAACTACGCGGTGTCCAAGAATGATCTCAAGGGCACATACACTGTGGAGGATGCGATGGCCAAGGATTTCCAGGGCATGAGGTTTGATGTGATAGTGGGTAATCCACCGTTCCAAGAGACCGACGACGATGGCAACCGCAAGAGCCTCAGCAGCAACCTGTGGAGCAAGTTCATAGATAGATGCGCCAATGAGCTGCTCGAGGAGGATGGGTACATGGGCATGATATCCCCCGCAAGCTGGGCCGGGCCGACCAAGAACCTCAGCGGCGACAGGCACATCATGAGGGACATATTGGCCAAGAAAGACACCACCCATATCAACATCAGCGACGATCTCAACCTTCACTTTGGTTCGGTTGGTAGCACCTTCTCATACTTCGTGCTGCGCAATCAACCCTACGGAGGCAAGACCACCGTGACGCTGGGCAGGGATATCACGGCGGAGATCGATCTGCGCGACCACAACTGCCTACCTAGGATCAAGCATCCCCTGTCGTTTGGCATCAACCAGAAATATTTCTCCAAGGTGGGAGGCAACGTGATCGATGGGCAGCTCATGGGCAGCAAGAGAGGCATACGCTACAGCGAGTTCAAGGACGAGACCTTCAGCCATCGCGTGTACCACACGGCGGCCAAGGGAGGTAGATATTGGTACACCAACATACCCCATCCGAGGCTGAACGCCCACAAGGTCATGATAAGCATCAGCGGCATCTACAAGCCCGTGTTGGATAGGGGAGAGATCGGCTACAGCAACATGTGCCTGGCCTACATAGTCAAGGATGGAGAGACGGTGGAGAGCGCCTTCTCGGTGATCAACAGCAGGTTGTTCCATTGGGTGACGAAGGCCAACAAGTGGAGCGGATTCAACAACAAGGAGGTCATCAGGCGCTTCGCGCTGCCCAAGCTTGACCACGTCTACGACGACGAAGAGATATTCGATCACTTTGGGCTCACGCCAGAGGAGAGGGAGTTCGTTTGCCAAACGGTGAAAACAACATCCGACGCAACAGACGGGTGAAGGTCAACGGCGAGGTGTTCACTCCCACGCCGTTGGTGAGGGAGATACTGGATCTGTTGCCGGCTGAGCTGTTCACCGATCCCAGCAAGACCTTCCTCGACCCCAGCTGCGGCAACGGGAGATTCCTGTTAGAGATACTGCGGCGGAGATTGGCCAACGGCATGGACATGGCTGCCGCGCTCAGAACCATATACGGTGTCGACCTGATGCAACACAACGTGGATGCCTGCAGGGATAGATTGCTGGGCGATCGCACGGATCTGCGACACATCGTGGAGAGGAACATCGTCCGTGCCGACGGCATGGCATACGACTACACGTTCGATGCCGCATGAACGCGGTTGACGATGATCCCATATCGTGTATAATAGTGGTAAGATAAGGGTTAGCGCTGGTAGTATAATGGTCAATGCAACCGCCTCATAAGCGGTCCTATGGGGGTTCAAGTCCCTCCCGGCGCACCATTCCTCGATGACCTCGTTTGGCACATCATAAATATGCTGATAAATGGGTAAATGGCCACACAAGAAGGCGGATGTGACGACCATCCAGCTTCAGATCAGCAACTTCTGCAACCTATCATGCCCCAGCTGTGCCAGGCAATCCCGAAGGGACGGCGGTGAGAAGGTCAGCGATACCTTCCTAGACCTAGGGTTGATGCAACGCAGCTTCGTGCCAGGCGAATGGCCCAGCATGAACAGGGTGCTCATATGGGGCAGCATCGACGATCCCACCATGCATCCACAGCTGATACCGATCATCAAGCACTGGCTATCGATCAACGACACGCTTGAGATAAGGGTATCCACCAACGGCAGCACGAGGACGGAGAACTTCTACTCCAGGTTGGGTGGGTTGAGTTTGGAGAGCAACCATCGCTTGAGGATCATGTTCGCCGTCGACGGGTTGGAGGACACCAATCACATATACAGGGTTGGCAGCGACTGGAACAAGGTAAGGAGCAACTGGCGAGCCTACATCGCGGCGGGCGGATCAGCCATCTGGCAGTTCGTCGTGTTCCCACATAACCAGCATCAGCTTGAAAGCATCAGATCGCTGCATGTGGAGGAGGGGTTTGACAGGCTGGTGGTTCGCTACAGCGGTCGACCGCATGTGGACACGGATGTGAACGTGACCTCATTGGACGATCACCGGGAGAATGCCACGGTCATATGCAAGGCGATGAGGGGGCACGAGACCGCACCCGATGCCACCAGATTGTCCCCCGAGCTATTCGTCAACCATCTGGGAGACGTCACGCCATGCTGCTACATAGATCCCAGCAACATCTTGGTCAGGGACAGGTACAGGAAGATATTGGACGGATTAGGCGGCGATGCCGCATGCAACCTCAAAGCGGCCAGCATGGATCGCATCATCGACGGACCTTGGTTCGATTGGCTGCATGATAACCTGCAGACCAACGGCGAATGCGTGACGCATTGCAAGCATAACCATGTGGATAGGCTGGTGAGGCAACCATGGAATCCCAAGGCGAGGCCGGCAGCCACCTGATGCCATTGACATCGGTATCAGGCAATGCTACAGTTTAACATGAAAAAACGCATTCGGTGATAGGAGACGTCCACATGCAAGAGAAGCTGATGAAGGTGCGCGAATGGTCAGATGGTGATAGCCTCTGGCGCGTGGCGTGCGACTGCGGGGATCAGAACCATGATGCGAACCTTTGGTTCGAGGCCATGGATGAGGATCACGAGGACATCAGCCTCTGCCTCAGCATGGAGATCGGCATCTACAAGCACTATAACCTACTGGAGAACCTGTGGAAGCGCATCACCATAGCCGCCAAGGTCCTGTTCACCGGCTACCACACCGCCACGGGCGAGGTGGTGTTGGATGAGGCTGGAATCAAGGCCATGCAGATCGCCCTCGAGAAGGGTGTCGCACATCAGGCCAAGGTCAAGGCTGAACGCGATGCGCAGCGTGCGGCCAACAAGGCCAAGCGAGGCAATGCTGGCGCATGAACGTGGAGACATCGCATGAGGATGATGGTTGATGTTCCATTCTCGGATCTCATGGGCAAGACCATGCGCCGCGTTGAGATGTTCGGGGATGATGAGATCGTGTTCAAGGATGTCGACGGCACGATGTACAAGCTGTACCACCAGCAGGACTGCTGCGAGACCGTGACCGTCGAGGACATATCGGGAGATCTCTCGGATCTGGTGGGCACACCCATACTGATGGCTGAGGAGATCAGCGGCTACTCTGCCTCGGAGCAATCCAGGGTCCAGCATGCGCTGATGGCCACCAAACCCAGGGACGAGGACGACGAGAGCTTCACCTGGACGTTCTACAAGCTGGCCACCATCAAGGGTTATGTTGACATACGTTGGTATGGCGTCAGCAATGGATACTATTCGGAGAGCGTCAGCTTCTCCAAGCTCGTGGATCGGATCTAGACAACGATCAACGAGATGGCTATACTATCCGATAGCTTGATTCGTGCAACGTGTGACACGCCATGCAAGCACAGGAGGATATCAGATGTTTAACCTAGGATCGTACACCGGGAGATTGGTGCTGTTGCACATCGCCATCATCGCCCTATCAAACTACCTCGTCACCATACCGCTGACCCTGCTGGGCATACAGCTGACATGGGCCGCGTTCACCTTCCCACTGATCGTCGTGGCAACCGACCTCACGGTTAGGCTCAGCGACAAGTACAAGGCGCGTCGCATCGTGGCCATCGCATACATCCCAGCCATCATCGCCAGCGTGCTGGTGGTTTGGTACACGGGGGCGCCGACCAGCGTGGCGGCACGCATCGGCATCGCCAGCGGTACGGCCTACCTGTTTAGCAACCTGCTGGACGTCTACGTGTTCCAGAAGGTGCGAGAGCGCCTCAGCCAATGGTGGGCGGCCCCGGCGCTTAGCAGCATAGCTGCCAACATCATCGACACGTTCGCGTTCTTCGCGGTGGCATTCTACGCCAGCGAGAACGTGTACATGAGGGAGAATTGGATTGGGGTGGCCGAGGGCCAGACGCTGACCAAGATCATCGTCAGCGCATTGGTCATACTACCCACATATGGCGTGCTGCTCAGCTATCTCACCAAGAGATTGGGGCAATCGCTGACCGGCAAGGTCGCCTCGTAAACCATCATAAGGCACTCAACAGAACAGGGGCGTCAAGCCCCTGTTCTCATGATCAACGCACGGATCTGATCAGTCCACGAATTTGACATCCATCGGCTGCTTCTTGAACGAGCCGAAGCTGATGGTGTGATCGGCGTGATGTATCTTGCGATTCATCTTCTCGTTCCTGTAACCCACACCCATGAGCAGAGCTGGCTTGTTCCTCATGCCCAGCACGTCGCGTATGCCATCGAGGTCGCCGCATTGGCAGCATCCCGTGGCGTAACCCAGCATGTTGCTGATGAAGTTGACGTATCCAGCCGATATACCCATGGCCATGGTGGCATCGCGCTCGATGCTGAACACCACACCCTCATCGATCTGCCCTTGGCTCTTCTTGAAGGTCTCGGCGTTGCGCGGTGGTCCGAACTCGCCGGAGTCTATCTCGTCGAGGGATTTCCTCTCATAGATTATCAGCAGGTTGGCCAGCGTCTGTGGGTTGGTGTATGAGCGCCCGCGTGGTGGATATCCTCCCACCGGACCCATCTTCTGTGGATCCATTATGGCACCCTGTGTGAGCTCATAGATCTGCTCTATGACGCTGCGATTGGTTATGAACTGCAGGCGGTAGTAGCTGATGTTCTGCTTGCTGGGGCATTGCGTGGCCGCCTCGGCTATGAGGTCTATGTCCTCCTTGGGTATCTCCCTGCTGAGATCCCAGTTACGCTGGCAGTGTTGGCTTCTGTGTATGGCTTTGACCACATTGGCATGTGTGAATTCGATGCTCATGTCATCTCTCTCCTATGGTTGATGGATGCAAGTCATGTCCATGCATCCGAATCTATTTATGGTTGGTCAGAGTCACGGCGGTTGCTATGGCCGGCGCGGTAAAGCTATAATGACAGCGTCATCAACAGTGGAGGTAAATCACATGGCTGAATTCAAAGACCTAATCGACCGGCGCAGGAGCGTGCGAGACTTAGATCCAAGCCACGAGATCTTGGATGAGGATCTAAACTACATCGTCGAGTCGGCGATGACCACCCCAACCAGCTTCAACATACAGAACTGGCGGTTCGTGGCCGTGCGTGATCGCGGAATCAAGGAGAAGATCAAGAGAGCATCATGGAACCAAACGCAGGTGGCCAGCAACAGCGTCCTCATGCTGCTCTGCGCCGATATCAAGGCGTGGGACAAGGATCCAGAGCGCTATTGGGTGGCCAACGGTGCGGAGGTCGCCGCGACCATGGCTGAGATGACTCGAGGCTTCTACAACGGCAAGCCTGACATACAGCGGGATGAGGCCATGCGCAGCATCGGCATGGCGGCCACCGCCATCATGCTGGCAGCCACCGATATAGGTTACAAGTGCAGCCCGATGGTAGGGTTCGATCCAGTCTCCGTGGCGGAGATCATCAACCTGCCGGAGGATCACGTCGTCGGCATGATGATCGCCATCGGCAAGAGCGATAGCGACCCCTATCCCAAGACCACGATACCGATCCGAGAGGCGCTGATCTACGACTTCTTCCCGTCTTGACAATGGCACGGGCAGGTGCTATCCTGCCCGTTACCAACAATGCCATAGGGGACCAAACCATGTTGAAGAAACTGATCACGGCGGCGGTGTTCTCGCTATCCGCATCAATGGCCTCGGCCGCGACCATCGAGATCGACACGCAGCATCGGGTCCTGATGCTGATGCAGGATGACGGGACCACCAAGACCTATCGCATCGCGGTGGGGCGGCCCGATGAGCAATGGACGGGTGTGAAGAAGATCACGCGCAAGGCCGAATGGCCGGAATGGCATCCCACGGCGCAGGAACGCGACGAGGATCCAACGCTGCCGTCCGTGGTGCCAGGTGGACCCGGCAACCCGCTGGGTGCCCGTGCGCTGTACATCGGAGGCACGCTGTATCGAATCCATGGCACCACCAAACCAAAGAGCATCGGGCATGCGGCCAGCGGCGGTTGCTTCCGCATGCTGAACAGGGATGTGATCGATCTCTATGATCGAGTGCCGGTTGGCACGACGGTCATCGTGCGATGATGGTGACACGCGGGACAAGGATGGTGGTGGCTGTGGCATACGTCGCCATCTTCATCGTGCTGGAGATCGCAGCCATCATAAAATGGGGATGAGGGATGCCTAAAGATTCGCAGGCGAGGTTGATAGTGTTCAGTGGCGCTGGCCTGTCGGCCGACAGCGGCATCCCAACCTTCAGGGGCAGCGACGGCCTCTGGGAGGGGCATGACGTGGATGTGGTGGCCAACGGTTCCACATGGCGAGACAACAGGGACATCGTCAGGACATTCTACAACGCACGCAGATCAAATCTAGCCAACGTCGAGCCAAACCCAGCACATGCCATGATCGCCGATTGGCAACGTCGATTCAACACCGTGATCATGACCCAGAACGTGGATGATCTCCTGGAGCGTGCCGGCTGCAGGGATGTGATACATCTACATGGGGAGCTGACCAAGATGCGCTGCGTGGCATGCGGCAGGGAATGGGACGTTGGCTATGATGAGGTCAGCGAGGATCACCGCTGTCCAAAGTGCAACAGCCTCAGGGGTGTGAGGCCGAAGGTGGTGTTCTTCGACGAGATAGCACCGCAATACTCGCTCATGCATGCGGCGTTCAAACGCCTGCGCCGGGAGGATTGCGTGGTGGTCATAGGATCCAGCGGGCAGGTGATCAACATGGATGCGTTCCTGTTCGATAAACCCTGCATGAAGGTGCTCAACAACCTGGAATCGTCGAGATTCGTGGACGAGTCCATATACGACCACGTGTTCATGGGTCGCGCCAGCGAGGTTTGGCCAGATGTGGATAGGGTCGTTGGAGAGCACATGGAGATATTGACAGGATAGTCATGAGATGTGCATACTTGCACGGTAAATACCTCACCGCAGATCATGCGGTTGGATAGCTCTCATAGTATAAAAGCAGTACACGTGATTGGTAATCACGAGACGCAGGGGCGGTACCTGCTGGGAGCACCATTCCTCACCCAGAGGACGATAAATATTCTTCCATGCCAAACGATAAGAAACCCAAGGTATCGGATATCATACGCTCTGTCATGGGCGATAGGATAGCACAGGATGCCAACCCTGGTAAGATGTGTAAAGACAGTCGCCAGCGAAAGAACCAAACCATAACCAGCTACCAGCTGTTGGGCTTCAAGCTCAACGGGGTCGACGGCAGGGTACACGGATGCGATCACGATTACTACAGGGATCACTCCGGCGACATCAGGGACCTGCAACGTCGCCTCGGGGATGCGCTGCGCGATGCCGGGTATGACATAGACCACGTGGTGCTCATGCCGGTCGAGAACAACAGGCATTGGTCACTCAGCTTCACGGTAACCACCAGCATCTGACCCCATGCCTTGGACCATAAATAACCAACGATAGACACGAGGGTGTTGGATGCTGATACGTGACATAATATCCCCAACCGTGCTGCGCGAGGCGATGGATCCAGGTGACTACGGTGGCTGGATAGATGCTCGCACTGGCAAGGTCACCCTCATAGACCGAGGCAGCACCCACATGCAAACGGCCGTCGATAAGCTGGGCGTGATATCGCATGTCCGTGCCAATTCACAGGAGTTTGAGTTCGACTATCCGGCGGCATACGCACACCATCTGGTGAGATTCGTCAGCGACAGCTACCCCATAGCGTTTGGAATCAGCGGTTTCACGGCGGACATATACAGGACGTTCAAGGTGTGGTATCCCGCAGCAGCCAAGGCTGATGTCGTGTATGTGGATGTCGAGGACACCAACGAGGGCCACAGGTACGAGATGCACGACCCGCGGGACAAGGTCAACCTGCGGCAGGGATTTGGTCCCCAGACCGCCAGCGAATCAGAGGTCTGGGACGAGCCAAACCCAAAGAGCAAGCATGATAAGCTGAGCCCATCCGATAAGGCCGCAGCCAAAACCCGTGCTCGGCGAGCTGGCCGCAGATACCCAAATCTCATCGATAACATGTGGGCATCGCGCAGATAGTCGCCATATCAGGCCAAAAACACCACGATATGCGTGGTTGACGGCATGCCGTCATCGTGCTATCGTAACCAAATAGCGCAAAGCAACGGAGATGCATCATGGGCGGCGACGGTTTGGGAGATAGCATCAAGAGATTCATACTGATCACGGTCGTGCTGTTCCTCGTGTCTTTACCAGCGTTCGCGCCGGAGATGTTCATCGTCGTCTCGGTGCTAGCATGGCCTCTGATCATGCTGTTCTTCATCGTCCGCTCGTTCTTCTTCGATCTGTCGCATAGCCTACCTTGGTTCGTGTTCGTGGCGTCAGATCTCGGGGTCGGACACATGGTGGGCTACTGTTTGGTGTTCATGTGCCTGGGTGCCGTGGCCAATGGTGGCAGGGGTGCCGTGGCCATGCTGTGCTTCTACGGTCCCACCATGCTGATACCTGTGCTGTGGACGGCGTTGGGGCTGGGGGTGGTGCACAAGGGCGGATGGGAAGGATACAAGAAGGACATGTACACCGACACCTGCAAGGATGTCTACGTGCCCGGCACGGTGTACGAGGATGGCATACAGGGACGCGATCTCAAGATACTCTGCACGTATGTCCCCAACCCCGGGTTGGAACTGCCATCATTCACCGAGGACGAGAAGGGCGGCATCACGGATGTCGTGCCATATGGTGGTGCGGTGGCATCGCGCAAGTCGTCCCAGGATGCTGAATCTCCGGGCGAGGCATCTCCGATCGACGGTGTGTCGAGGAAGCTGGATAAGCTGATCAACGAATCGAGACCGATCACGACGGATGATCGTAAGGCGATCACCTCCCCCGATGGCAAGTGCGTCACCCGCAGGATCAACAACGGGTGGGAAGTGACATGCAAGTGAACGCTGTCAACCATTAAATCTCGATCACATGTGCATGCATGTTTGATATTCAGGTTGCGCCTCCCGCGGCGTCTTGGTTAAATAACTACAGTGAAAACGCGGGAGTTCCACACATGTCCAACATCTTCGACGAAATACTCCAAGAGCGGAAATCCAAGAAGAGGGAGTCGATGGACTTCCTGGAATTCCTCAAGCTCTGCAAGAAGGATCCAACAACCTACGCCTCGGCCGCAGAGCGGATGCTGGCCGCCATCGGTGAGCCAGAGATGGTTGACACCAGCAGGGATCCGCGCCTCAGCAGGATATTCCTCAACAGGACGCTGCGCATATATCCGGCGTTCTCGGATTTCTACGGCATGGAGGAGACCATCGAGCGCATAGTGGGTTACTTCCGCCATGCGGCACAGGGCCTCGAGGAGAAGAAGCAGGTACTGTATCTGCTGGGACCGGTTGGCGGCGGCAAGAGCAGCCTGGCCGAACGCCTCAAGGAGCTGATGACCAAGAACCCGTTCTACGTGCTGACCGCCGAGGACGGCACCATGAGCCCCGTGTTTGAATCCCCTCTCGGAGTGTTTGACGTGCGCAAGCATGGTGCACGCCTGCACAAGGACTATGGCATAGATCCTCGATATCTAGGCGGTGTGATGAGCCCGTGGGCCGTCAAGCGCCTTGCGGAGTACGACGGAGACATATCCCGCTTCAAGGTCACCAAGGTGTGGCCCAGCAAGCTGGAGCAGATAGGCGTGGTCAAGACCGAACCCGGTGACGACAACAACCAAGACATATCGAGCCTGGTGGGCAAGACCAACATACGCATGCTGGAGCACTTTGACCAGAACGATCCGGACAGCTACTCTTTCTCGGGTGCCCTGTGCCGCGGCAACCAGGGCATCATGGAGTTCGTGGAGATGTTCAAGGCTCCCATCAAGATGCTGCATCCGCTGCTAACGGCGACGCAGGAGGGCAACTACATCGGCACCGAAGGCATATCGGCCATACCGTTCAACGGCGTGGTGCTGGCACACAGCAACGAATCCGAGTGGCAGAGCTTCAAGAACAACAAGAACAACGAGGCATTCATCGATCGCATCTACGTGGTCAAGGTGCCTTACTGCCTGCGCGTCAGCGATGAGGTGCACATCTACGAGAAGATGCTGGAGAACAGCAGCCTCGGCGGCGCCAACTGCGCTCCGCAGACGCTGGACATGCTCAGCAGGTTCTGCGTGCTGACCCGCCTGTCTCCTCATGAGAACAGCAACCCCTACAGCAAGATGCGCGTGTATGACGGCGAGACCATCAAGGACGTTGATCCCAAGGCCCGTAGCATGCAGGAGTATCGCGATGCCGCGGGCATTGACGAGGGCATGGGTGGCATCAGCACGCGATTCGCGTTCAAGGTGCTGAGCAAGACCTTCAACTTCGATCCCAACGAGATAGCGGCTGATCCGGTGCATCTCATGTACGTGTTGGAGGACAGCATACGCAGGGAGCAGTTCAGCACGGAGGTCGAGGAGAGATACATCGACTTCATCAAGGACAGCCTGTCACCACGCTACGCCGACTTCATAGGTCATCAGATACAACAGGCGTATATTGCGAGTTACTCAGAATTTGGACAATCGAGCTTCGATCGATACGTGGAATATGCGGATGCTTGGATACAGGAGATCGACTTCAAGGATCCCGACACCGGCAATCTCTATGACAGGGAGATTCTCAACAAGGAGCTGGAGAAGATCGAGAAACCAGCCGGCATAGCCAACCCCAAGGATTTCAGGCATGAGGTGGTCAACTTCGTGCTGAGAGCCCGCGCCAAGAACGGCGGTGCGGTGAGCTGGACCAGCTACGAGAAGCTGCGCGAGGTCATCGAGAAGAAGATGTTCGCCAGCGTCGAGGATCTGCTTCCGGTTATCAGCTTCGATAGCAAGAAGGACAAGGAGATTGAGTCAAAACATATCGACTTTGTCAACAGGATGGTTAAGAGCGGATACACCGAAAAACAGGTGAGAAGGCTAGTTGATTGGTTCATGCGTCATCAGAAGTCGTCTTGATACAATGGATTACTCATCTCATTATTCCAGGTTAATAGAGAGAGCAAGACCAAGAGGGTTAAAGAAACCTTCTAGGTCAGATGAATCATACGTCTACTATGAATCACATCATGTGATTCCGCGATGCTTGGATGGGTCAGACGACCCATCCAATATGGTTCTACTCACACCACAGGAACATTATGTAGCACATCTCCTACTGATGAAAATGCATCCAAACATCAAATCGTTGGTCTATGCCGCACAGATGATGATAGTCGGTGGTTCACGTAACAATAAGTTGCATGGTTGGCTGAGAACCAAGGCAAGTCGAATGATATCTGAGGATTTCGAACGGGCCAAGAAGATAGGACGAACCCTAACCGGTAGGGTAGTATCCGAGCATGTGGGTCGTAAGATATCACAATCAAATATCGGGAGACAGACATCTGAATTGACAAGGGCTAAGATATCTGTCAGCACCAAAGGCAAACCAAAAAGCATTGAGCATAGAGAGAAGATAAAGGCGGCCCTATCTGGCAAGAAGCATTCTGAATCACATATCACCAATTTGATCAAGAGTAAGCGCAGAAACGGAACATTAGGTCATTCATCTACGGCTAAACGTAAAATCAGCAACACCTTATCTCAGCTGAGATGGTTCAATGATGGTTCGGTTAACATACGCATCGCCGGCGATCCACCAGAAGGGTTTAAGTCTGGTCGATTAAAAATGATGCGTAAAAGAAACACATCTGATCAGGAGTGAGGGGTATGTCAGATTACCACATAATAGATCGGCGGGATAACCCCAAGGGCAAGAACCTGCCCAACAGGCAGAAGTTCCTCAAGAAGGTGCGCAAGCACCTCAAGGAGCAGGTGCGCGATGCCATGGGCAAGAAGCGCATAACGGACGAGGGTGGCACCGACATAGTGGTGCCATCGGACGGCATAAGCGAACCCAGCTTCGACTACGATCGCAGCACAGGAGAGTGGGATAGGATACTGCCGGGCAACAGGGACTTCAGCGCCGGGGATAGGGTCAAGAAACCGGACCAAGGTGGCAAGGGTTCCGGCAGCAAGGCCGGCAATGGCGGCGACGGTGAGGATGACTTCCGTTTCACCATAACCAGGGACGAATACCTGGACATGGTGTTCGAGGATCTCGAGCTGCCTGACATGATCAAGACCAGCGAGAAGGCGGCCGTGGCTTGGCAGCGCGTGAGGTCCGGGTTCAAGACCGACGGTAACCCCAGCCAGCTGGATCTGGTGCGCAGCCTGAGGAACAGCCTGGGACGGCGACTGGCACTGCGGAAGCCGGTCGAGCGCAAGATGGACGAGCTCGAGGCATTGCTGGAGGACAGCGAAAACCCCGAGCTGCTGCTCGAGGAGATCGAGAAGCTGAGGAGGAAGCGCAACGCCGTGCCATGGGTAGATCCCATAGACATAAGATACAGGCGCTGGGACAAACGCCCCATACCCAACAGCCAAGCGGTGATGTTCTGCCTGATGGACGTCAGCGGCAGCATGGGCGACAGGGAGAAGGAGATAGCCAAGAGGTTCTACCTGCTGCTGTATCTGTTCCTTGAACGCCAATACGAGAAGGTGCAGATCGTGTTCGTGAGGCACACGGACACCGCCAAGGAGGTGGACGAGCGCGAGTTCTTCTACGGTACCGAGAGCGGTGGCACCGTGGTCAGCAGCGGGCTACGGATGGTGAACGACATCATCGCGCAGAGGTATCCCTTGGATGCGTGGAACATATACGTGGTGCAGGCCTCCGACGGTGACAACTGGATGGGCGACAACGACGAATGCAGGGAGCTGCTGGCCAAGCTGCTGCCGTTGGTGCAGTATTACGTCTACGCCGAGGTCAGGCAGAGCCATCCAATATACGGAGACACCGGGCTGTGGAAGATGATGTCCGATCTGATCGGCTCATACAAGCAGATGGCGGTGGCCAGCATACCCAGCGTGGACCAGGTGGTCCCGGTGTTTAGGCGAGTGTTTGCGAAGGAGAAGGCCAATGGTTGAGCCGCTGTTCACGGGTAGCGATTGGGATTTCTCCCTGATCGACAGGGCGATGGTGGAATGCGGCATCATAGCCAAGGACGAGCTGAGGCTTGACACATATCGCAATGCCTTAGAAATAGTCACCAGCGAGCAGATGCTGGATGCATACGCCAGCGTGGGGCTACCGGTCATGTACAAGCATTGGAGCTTCGGCAAGAAGTTCTCACGCGAGAGAGATCTATACCAGAAGGGCAAGCGCGGTTTGGCCTACGAGCTGGTGCTCAACACCAACCCGGTGATCAACTACCTCATGGAGGAGAACACGGCCTGCACGCAGGTGCTGGTGATAGCGCACGCCGCATACGGACACAACCACGTGTTCAAGAACAACTACATGTTCAAGCAGTGGACCGATGCCGACGGCATAGTGGATTACCTGATATTCGCACGCGACTACATAGCCAAGTGCGAGGAACGCTACGGCGAGTCAGCCGTGGAGAGGACCCTCGACAGCGCACATGCGCTGATGATGAACGGCATAGATCGCTACAAGCGACCGCGCCGGCTCAGCATGGTGGAGGAGCAGCTGAAGCAGAGGGAGAGGACCGAATATCTGGAGAGGACGGTCAACGACCTATGGCGCACGGTACCCAAGCAGGTCACGGAGGCTGATGACCCGGTGGGCACGGGATTCCCGGCACAGCCAGAGGAGAACATACTGTACTTCCTGGAGAAGAACAGCCCCGCGCTGGAGCCGTGGCAGCGCGAATGCCTGCGCATCGTCCGCAAGCTGGCGCAGTATTTCTACCCACAGTACCAGACCAAGGTGCTGAACGAGGGTTGGGCCAGTTTCACCCATTATTACATAATGAATCGCTTGTTTGACAAGGGGTTACTGACGGAGGGTGCCATGCTGGAGTTCCTCAAGCTACACACATCCGTCCTGTATCAACCGGCGTATGATAGCCCATACTACAGCGGGTTGAACCCATACTACCTCGGCTTCGAGATATTCATGGACATCAAGCGCATGTGCGAGAACCCCGACGATGAGGATCGTGAGCTGTTCCCGGATCTCTGCGGGTCGGATTGGGTGGAGGCATGCCTTGACGCCGTGGCCAACTACAGGGATGAGAGCTTCATACGGCAGTTCCTTGGCCCAAAGGTGGTTCGCAGGATGAGGCTGTTCAGGTTGGTCGATGACAAGAGGGAGGAAAACTACCTCATCAGCGCCATACAGGATCGAGAGGGGTTCCGTGAGATACGCAGCAGCCTCGCCAAGAGCTACGAGCTGGATGATTGGTTCCCCAAGGTGGAGGTGACCGATGCCGACGTCAAAGGCGATCGCACCCTGACCCTCACATACCATCGTGAGCGCGGCAGGGCCATCAGCGATAGCTGGAGATTCATGATCAGGCATGTCAACAACCTCTGGGGGCACAGGGTCAAGCTGGTCACCAAGAGGGGTCATCTCATCGGAGAGAGCGTTTGATAGACACCAACGACGAACCGGAATTCCACACGGTCAGATACGAGTTACACCTGCCCAAGGACCTGAGGACCGAGTTCACGGAAGAGGAGAAACGCAATCTGCGCCCCATAGCCGAGGTGTTGGCGCTGCTGGACGGTAACGCCTTCTTCACCATGACGCTGGGCAATGGGATGGAATGGTATGAGCAGTATCTGCCAGAGGCGTGCTGCATATACGAGCAGACCGGCGGTTGGTGCGATGAGGTCAGCTGGATCAAGGACCTGCAGCACGAGAACGACGCCGTGCGCGAGGCATACGAGAGCTACAGGATGCTGAAGGCGCTGAGCCGCGGCGATTGATACCGCATCTCACCAATAAATATTGCCATGACATATTCTCATGGTAACATAATAGCATCACAGGATTTCATGGGCTTCAGAGGCCCAGCGGACATAGACGTCGCGTATCCAGATCCGCAGACGGCCACCGACGCCATAGCGGCGCTGATAGGTGTCGGGGAGGCTGACAGGGGTTACGGCCAACCCACGCCCAAGATACCGCCCGCTAGCAGATGGCAGGACATAGGGCATCGCGAGTGGAACCAGCTGCGTGCGGCCATGGGCAACATCAACACGCACACCGGAAGCCACCTCACCATACAGCCGATCTTCAACCCCTTCCAGCAGATCTTGGTGGAGGATGGCAACACCTACGTTCCGACCGACGGCGTGCACACCTTCTCGGCGCATGACATCAACAACAACGGCAACACGGTATCCCTCACCGTTGATCTGATCAACTATCAAACCAGCATCACCATCAACGTGGGCGGTGTCGCCTCGCTGCCAACCAGCTATCCCCCAACCAGCACCGGATACTACATCGTGCACGATTCTCTTTCCAAAATATCAGCCGCTGATACGTTGGGCAGCGTGATGTCGCAGCTGTTCGCCCAGGGTAGGCTGCTGGGTGCCATGGCCACGGACGGCGTGCCACCATCGGGTGGGATCATACGGACGGTCGGATTGGATGGCATACCGGTCATAGGATACGACAACGTCGGCATGGTCAGGGAGGTGGTGAGCATAAGCGCCAGCGCCGCTGGATACATAGCGCTCACCGATGCCATAGCGGGATACGGATCGATCAACGTGGTGGAGCTGCATGTGTCAACCCCAGGCAAGCCATACGCGGTGCAATCTGTCACCGTGCAGAATCCCAACAACGCTCGCGTTGACATACCCATGTTGGTCAGCACGCTGGATGCCAACAGGCTGCTGTTCGATCCCGCGCAGATGGACACCAGGTTGGCCTTGACCAACCAGAGGACACTGAAGTGGGGCGGCAACATCACCCACGAGTTCACGGTGGACTTTGGCACGGAGGACAGGGCTAGGTGGTTCTTCAACAGCGGAGGCAGCATATTGGTCTCCGCCGACAGGTTGGGAGGTGGCGGTAACACATCGCCGGTGACCGGAACCTTCACCAGTGGTACCCTGTACCCCGTTAGCTATCCACCCGCATGGTCATCGTTCATGGACACGTATGCTGTTTGGGTCGACACCGGGGTGAACGCATTCGCCGGCGTGTCGCAGACCTACTACAGGAGCTTCACTGCATCCTACACGGGTTCCTACACATTCACATACCAAGCTGACAATGAGCTAACCCTCTACGTGGATGACGTCACGGTGGGAACCAGCGTCAGCTACAACGGTTTGCCTAGCACCACATCGATCACCCTGGCGGCCGGCCAGCATCTTCTGAGATTCGTCGCCGAGAACATCAGCAACAACACCAGCGGCGCTTGGATCGACAATCCAGCGGGATGGGCGGTCACCGTATCCAACACCAACAACAGCGTCATATGGGACAGCAGGACGCATGCCGCCGCCGAGGTCATACAGGCATACACGTTCACCAGCCCGCAGGTCTATGCCGTGTCCAGCACAGCTGGTGATTGGAACGCTTTCATGAACCAGCATGCGGTCTGGGTGGATCCAAACGAGGACACCTACGTCAACGTGCCACAGACCAGATACAGGAACCTCAGCGTGGCAACGGCTGGCACATACACGTTCACCTATGCCATCGACGATGACATGACCATATATCTGGACGGCGTGGCGGTGATATCAGCCAACGTCAGCAGCAGCAGGTACGCAAACACACCACCCACGGCCAAGATACATCTGACCGCAGGCAACCACGTGCTGAGGTTTGACGTGCTCAACGTGACCGTGAGGGGAGGATGGGCGCTGACCATCGCAGACGGTGTTGGCAACGTGATATGGGACACCAGGAATCACCTACCGGCCGAGTCGATCGCGGCCGGAAGCAGCACCAGCTCAAACTCCAGCGTCTCGGATGGGTTCATCAGCAATCTTCTGGCTGCGGCCGGCAACGTCTACATAAACGCATACGACATCACCAAGGACGGCGATGGGTTCATCACCGGTGGCGGATACTACGACCTAGGCGCACTATACACGCCCATATATTCAACCTACGCATATCCGGAGGCTGCGACACCACCAGAGCTGCTGAACTGCCCGGGGGTGTTCCCCGTGACGTGGCCCACTTGGAGCACGTTCATGGACCAATATGCCGTGTGGGTGGACACCGGCGTTAGCGCCCACCAAGACACGCTGCAGACCAGCTACAGGCAGTTTGACACACCGCAGGCGGGATACTACACGTTCACCTACCAAGGCGACAACAGGTTGACGGCATACATAGACGGGGCGGTGATCAGCAGCTCAAACAGCTACAACGGTCCACCCATCACCAGCAACGTGTATCTATCCGCCGACAGCCACGTGCTGAGATTCGACACCGTTAACATAGGAAACGGTACGGACGGCACATGGATAAAGAATCCAGCCGGATGGGCGGCCACGATGTCATCACAGTCCAACGTGATGGTGTGGGACACCAAGACGCATGCCGCCCAGGAGACCATAGATTACACCCCCCAGACCTTCCCAGGCGTGGACAAGCAATCCGTCAAATCAGCCACCTATAACACGCCAAACACCAGCTACAGCTACACCGTGCCGGAGAACGTGAGCCTCATCACGGTGAAGGTATGGGGAGCCGGCGGTGGCGGCGCCAGCGATCTCAACGGTGTTTCCAGATGCTTCCCGGGCGGAGCCGGTGCCTTCATACAGGCCACCATACCGGTGATACCGGGAGAGACCCTGACGGTGTTGGTGGGCGGCGGAGGATTGGCTGGCAAGAGGGGACGAGATCCCAGAGGCAGCGATTGCATCGGCGCGGGAGGCGGTGGGGCAACGGCGATATATCGCGGCACTACGCCGCTGATCATAGCCGGTGCCGGCGGAGGTTCTCCCAGCAACAACTACAGGACCGATCTAGACGCCGGGCGAGGCGGATGCGGTGGCATAGACAGGGGCCACCCTGGCACCAGCTGCACCAACAACGGCATAGCACAGGGCGGATCGCCTAACGCCGGAGGCATCGGCGGCAATGGCAAGCAGGCCG